ATGAAACTTCCAAAACCGATTCAGCGCGGCTCAAGCTGGCGCATCACTGTCACTTTTGAAAATAAAAGATACACAGCAACCAGGGATACAGCAAAAGAATGTGAGCAGTGGGCTTCGCTCAAATTACTAGAATTAAAAACAGGGAAAGCGAATATCGAACATGGGATAAAACCAGCGTATCCTTTTCGCCAGCTCTGCGATAAGTATTACCACGAACATGGCCGACACATGCGATCTGCCCGGACAATCATGCTCAAGATAAAAAACCTTGAGAGAATTGCGCCAAACATTGCCGATAAATCCATTTACGACTTTAAGCCCAGCGACATTGTGGAGTGGCGCAATAAACGGAAAAAGGAAGTGAAAGTGGCAACACTGAGAAATGAGCATGCTATTTACTCGGCCATCTTTACGTATGCAATGAAAGAACTGTTTTTGCTAGAGTCGAATGTCTGGCATGCAGTACCAATGCCGAGTAAAGAAAAATCACGAAACCAGCGCATCACACCTGAGCAGCAAGCTGAGCTACTCAAAGCACTGGACTGGGACGGTATGACCACACCGGAAAAGTCTAAACACTATGTAGCATGGGCATTTCTGTTTGCACTTGAAACCGCCATGCGCCAGGGCGAAATTTTGGCGATGCGCAGGGCTGACTTAAAGGATGGGTTTGTTCATCTGCCGATGACAAAAAATGGTGAATCCAGGAACGTTCCGCTATCAAAAGAAGCCAAGCGCCTGCTGTCCTTATTGCCACCGGATAATGATGAGCTGCTACCGATTGATAAAGATATATGCTGCGCAACATGGGTAAGAGCTAAGAAAAGAGCAGGTCTGCCGCATATTAACTTCCATGATTCCCGACATGAGGCAATTACAAGAATGGTGAAGGTTCGTAAGTTGCCGGTTGAAGTTTTGGCGAAAATCACAGGGCATAAGACAATCGGGATTTTAATTAATACCTATTACAATCCAGATGCCCAGGATTTAGTAGAGATGTTTAACGACAGTGAGAGCTAATTAGCTCTCGGTCTGCCTTTTTTCACTTTTGTTGTGAGCAGGTCATGCGCTAAACGTGGATTGTATAGCGCCTTGCCTTGTGTACCTTGATTGATCGGGGCTAACTTTTCTCGAATCGTGGTCACAGACAGATTGTACTTCCGGGCCAGGTGGGCTGCTGAAACCAGCTCAATATCAACCTCTTTTAACTCTTTCACTGTTGCGCCGCCGATCTCTTGGCCAAGCATGATTTGCGGCGGTCTTTCAGCTTCAACAGTGATGGTGTAACGCGCCATCAAGAAACCTCCTTTAAGCTCTCTACAACCCCACTTGGCAACTTGCTCAAAAAGCAGGTGAACAAGTGATACAACTGGTCCGCATTCATTTCATTCACTTCAATCATTGCACCGGTGCCGCTTTTAACTCGCTGTCTTGACCAGCCGCGCATGTGATACGTGAACTCATTGTCGTAATCCACCGCATTTAAAATCGCATTGAATGAGCCAACATCACCGGCGGACCACGATTCGATGTAAGGCTTGTCTTTTGCGACAAGGTTATCGAGCTGAAGCTCTGCAAACTGGATGTTTGTTAGTTGAATTTCAGTCATTGGTTGGCTCCTGTGCTTTAAGCACATCCTCCAAGCCGCCTGGTTGTTTAGTGTAGTGATCACAATCGTCAATAGATGGCCAGTTCACAGCGTCAATTGCACATTCAAGATCTGTTCTCCAAACAAGAACAAATCCTTCCGGAACCACCCAGGCTTTCGCTTGCTGCCATGAAGAAAAGAAAAAATACTTAGCGACGCTTTTGTTATGCCTGCTACCATGTGCCTCACAGAAAACACCCCATCTTTCTTCAAACTCTTTGCTGCAAATTTGCATTTCTTTCTGTAAATCCATCACGTCACCTTCCCATTTTTAATTAGTGTCTTCCCATCCTTTAATGCTTGAATTTCTTTTTCGTTGAAAAAGTAGATAAGATTTTCAGGGATGATTACAGGGCCGTTTTCTGTAAGCTTCACTGTGCAATTTGCATATCTATTAACCTTAATTACTAGGTTCTTTCTTGCTCCGATTTGATATAAGCCAGCCTTTTTAAGCTTTTGTGTGCTTGCTGTGAATTTTGCTAATACCATCACGCCACCTCAAATTCTTCAAATGTTATTTCGTTGCCAATATCTTTTAGTTTTCGCCATAGCTGCTTAGCTGCATTGATATTCTTTTTCCGCACGCCACGATAAAAATCCAAATACACCCATTCGCCATCACACCACTGTCTGCCGCAATTTATGCAAGTTGAATCCCATCCACGATAGTGTTGAAAAAACTCAATAGCTCGACTATTTTTCTTGCAGTCAGGGCATTTAAATCGAACTATTCTTTTGGCGTTAAATCGAGGTCTGTTGATATGAATATCCATCACTTCACCTTCCCTAATTTTTCAAAATTTTTTGCGAAAACCCAGCACATTTCTTTTCTGCCAATACCAAGTAGCTGTTCACCATTCTGGAATTTGATTCTGCGCACTTGATATATGCAGCCATCATTGCGTCAAAAGCTTCTTTGCTATTTAAAATATTCATGCGTTCACCATTTCTTTCGCTAATTTTTCAATGTCTTTTTTTACTGCTGGTAGTTTCTGAGCTTCGATTTCAGCTAAAGCATCCAAGCCCAGGTATTCACAAACGGTTTTAGTGTCCAGACCGCGTTCATCAATAAAGCCCTGCAGATCTGCCAGCTGCTGATCATTCAGTCCGTTAAATTCCGGTGGATCAATCCAGGCGTTGCGCTGCTTATCAAACGTGCATCCCATTTCTTTTGCGCGCTGGACCATTTCGGCGCGCATAGCCTTGTAATTCAGATGCGTGTCATCAAGCGCTTCAGTCAGCTGGTTTAAGTCACTTGCATACTGAGCTTCAGCACAGCTTTGCTTCCAGTTTTCAAGTTCTTCATTGGCTTTTGCCGCGGCCAGCTGGGCAGGGGTAAGCGTGTTGATATGGTCTTTGGCCTGTTGAATCAGATCCGCTAAAAACTGCGGATGATCTTTCAGGTCTGGCACCCACACTTCTCCAGTATCACCACCTAAGGCGCCTGAATTTTTGGCATGGTGAGTTGGCGACGGTCGAAAGCTAATTACCCGGGCATTCTTGCCTTCACCGGTAGTGACAGTGGTCAAATAGCCCATGATGTCTGCAATGCGGTACAGCTCATTTCGGTTTTTACCGCCCAGATCTGGACGATAGATAATCTGGTCGCCGTTTTGATCTTCCGAAGCATGGGCAATGAACACGACATCTTTACCCAAGCTGATCAGCATGTTGATGTAGTTCTTAAAGGTCTGGTTAGCCAAGCCCTGGGCTTTCAGTTTTAAAGCACCATCTTTCTGGCGGTTGTTGGCCGTCAACAGCAGGTGGGTTTTGATGCTTTCCAGCATCGCGCCCACGGTATCAATCACCACGGTGTTGTAAGGTGCCAGGTCCTGCGGGGTGAGGTTAGTCACATCTGCCCATTGCTGGACCTGTACCACAGCACCGCGACGCAGCTCACCAGTACGATGAGCACCACGGTCGAAGTCAAACGAGATTGCTTTGTCTGCAGTAAAGCCAAGTGAGGTTTTGCCCAGACCAGGGTCGGCGTAGATGTAAGTGATGATGGCGCTCACATTTAAAACCTGATCTGCAGTAATAATTGGTAAAGCCATGACAGATGCTCCTTATCTGGCCCAACCCATACGACGCTTATATGCCTTGCGCTCGTAGGATGGGATGTGTGATGCCTGTAATGCCTGAGCCAAAGTCTTACGACGCTGATAAGCAGCTTCACGTTCAAAATTGCTCATGATCCACGGGCGGGCAACGTGTGTTTCAAGCGTGACCAGCTCAAGGCCATCATCGCGTTCGATGTAGAAGCGGTGGCCGATGCGTACATAGACATGAGGGCCAAGGCGCATACGCATATTGCCGTTGGCATCAGTGCCCAAGTACTTAGAAAATTGTTTGGTGTCAGTCGTCATCACGCAGCCTCCACTAAACGGTGTTTTTCGATATAGCCTTTGATCAGCAGGTTGATGTTGTAGTGGTCCACGTGATCGGTGAAATCGTTGTAAGGATTGCCATTGGCATCAAAAACTTTGATTTCACCCAGCTGCTGAACTTCAACCGCAGTAAATTCCGAGCCTGGAACGCCGTAGCTGTCCTGGAAGGCGTCAACAGTGAAAGGAACGTGAACGCTAAAGCCATCCAGATTGATGACTGCACGACCTTCGGTTTCAGAAGTCATGACCAAGGTGCTGATGCCGTACTCAGAAGGCGCAACCTTAGGCTGATAAACAGGTGCGTGGGCCGCCTGTTGTGGCTTGTATGCCAGGGCCAAACCGCCAACAGTTACAGAAGCTGTAACGATTGTGATGGCCAGGGTATTGAAAGGAGTGAATTTTCTGTTCATACTTATCTCGCGTTTAGCAAAAGCCCAGTTCCCTTCCAAAGTAGCTGGGCTTTTTTGTTGTCTGGTGAAATAAATACTACTTTAAGTAGAAATAATGTCAATACTTAGTAGAAAATAATTCTACTTTTAGTTGTTTTGATTTATAGTAGGCAAAAGAAAACCCACCGCTGGGGTGGGTTGGATGGATTAATTAAAAATGTTTAACTCTGTAGTAGTGAACCCTAAAAGAAAGGGAATATATATTGATTTAAAAACAAAGCATAATTGTGTATGCATTGATGCTGGTAATATTTTTTTAGAATTCTCTAGGATAAACCAAGATACGTTCCAATTAATACGATCGCATTTGGCAGATTCTCCAAGCCCTCATCCAGTAATTTCATGGTCAGGTGTTTTATGGACTCGGCAGGCAGCTCTCGAAGCGAATCAATCATTGATTGCTTATTCTCAGGCGATAAGTCCGACTGATTAATACGATTCTCTAAAATTGCTTTTAAAGTATCTGCCTCAAATTTGACAGTAACAACACCCAAAATAGCCGAGAGTCCACCATCATTAGCTAAAAAATCCATACCTTTGTGAGTAATCGCTGATGAACCAAATATAATTGGAGCCTGACTTCCAAGTGAATTTGATTTATGGACACTTTTTTCACTAACTAGTCCATGTGATTGTAAGTAATACAGATTTTTCAGTGCTTTTTCTCGTTCTTCCGAGTTGTATTCAAAGTCTTGATTAAAATCATAATTATAAGGGTAGACATCACTTAATTTAGTTAGTAGTGTTAATTGCAAATCTCTATCTAAAGCCATTCTTTTCTCCAGTATTTATGGTTATTTAAGAATAATGTTGGCACAAGGTCTTAAGTCCATACTATCAGGGAAAATATGGATTTTTAAAAAAGAAAACCCACCGCTAGGGTGGGTTGATCTTAAGTTGATACTTTATTTTTTTACTTCAGTAATACTGATCGGCTTGTCTTTCTCAAACTCGACAATACCTTCACCGCCTTTGAAGTGGATAGAAACACCATCAACATTTGCTAAGCGAACTCCACTGCCAGAAACAGCGCGTTTAAGATGATAAACCTTACCCGATCCATCAATCATTTGTGCAGTTTCAAATAAGTCAGATGATTTTAGGAAAAGTTTTAAATCATTAGGGCCTACAAAACTGATAATTTGTGTGTTTTTAGGAGCATTGCGTATCACGTTTTCGCGCGTTACTTCTTTATTTGGAGTCGAATTACAGCCAGTGATTGCTAGAGCTACAAGAGTTGCACCTAACACGTATTTCATTTTGTTTTCCTTTTTGTATTCTAAATCATTAGAGTAAATATAATAAATGGTAAAAGACTTCGTTTAAATCCACTGTTACAGAGTTATTACACAAAAAGAACCCACCGATAGGCATTGGTGGGTCTGTTTTGCGCTACTTCGTTATAACAGGTGAGGATTGCGATTGACCTTGATTAGATAGTAGTCACTAGATATGACACGAGCTTTACTTTACTGATTGCAGCTGATTACATATTTTTCTTGTAGTAGTCCACAGCTCTGTCGAGAGCCTGACTTAATTCTTCATCGGTATATTCTGGTGAAAGTTGCTTTAAAGCAGGGACGTACTGCTTGTAATAGATATCAGGCCAGTCTTTGCAAAGGATCTGTTTGCGTACTTTTTGTGAAGTATCTGGATTTTCCAATAAATCAAAATAGCCGTTAATTTTTTCATCCGAGTCTTCAAACTGCTCTGTTATCTTTGCACGTTCTTCTTCAGGTAGAGCAGCTGGCCGCTTTTGGCAGCCAGTGATGATCAAAACAAGGAGTAGGGTGGTTATGGCTGTTTTTTCATAGTTTTGTCTTGTTGTAATTTCAGCATAGATTATAAATAAAATTATAGAAAAACCCACCATTAGGTGGGTATAGGATGAAAGTTAGTTATATTAATAGAAAAATAAATATCTAGAGCTAAACCTCTAATAGATTATTCATAATAGTATCAAAATTGTTAAATAATTTCGATACCTTTGTATAATCTTTTAAATTTAGTACCGCATTTTTATTTTTAAATTCTAAAACTTTATAATTTTTTAGATTAGCTTGGCTTGGAATTATTTCTGAGCCAATTATTAATTGCGTGAAATCAATATTCTCTAAATGATTAAATGTATTAGAAAGATTGTTCATATCTTGTCCATTTTGCTGTGGTGTATCTATAACAAAAGGGAATAGTGGTAGATTAGTTTTAATTAAACTAAGTTCAAGATATGTCATGTGAAGAGCTAAAATTGCTCGTGGATTTGAACTGCCTCCACCGATATTGGGCCTAGATTGAATTTGATTTATTTTCCCATTAAACGGAATGTTTAGTTGATTAAAGTTATATTTTAATTTATTTTCAAAAATTTTCTTTATTTCCTTCTTAACATCCTTAGATTCTAAACTTTCAATACTTTTCTCAGCTAATGAGATTTTTTCTTCAATTTTTTTAATATCCACGGCCACAGATTTTATATTTCTTTCAAATGATTTTGAAATTTTTTTATTTGCTTCAACATCAATAATATCTTGAAAGATAATATTATTTTTTGATGATTGTAAAGTTTTATTAAAATTATCTATTTCTTTGTCGATAGCAACTAAAGAGGAGTTTAGTGGAGCAATTTTTTTGTCTATTTCTAGTATTTCATTTTTTAAATTTTTTATATTGTTGTCTAAAATTGTATAATCAAATTCTAAAGATGCCGATGCTTCTAATGTTTTTTTGTGCAAGGTTCCACAAGTAGGACACTCAACTTCAAGATTCTCATCTAAATAATCAATATCAAGAGCAATCTCTTTGTAAGATCTTATACTTGATCTTAAAATAGATTTTAATTTAAATTTTTTTTGAATTAACTCAGATAAGCTATTTTTAAGATTTTTTTGTTTTATAAGTAAAGACTTCAGTTCATTACTTGATTTTTTAATTTCTCTTCTGAATTGGTTTTTATCGGTTCTTGGTAGAGCATGGCTTGTTTCTATTTTTATTTTATGAAAAGAATCTTCATAAAGTTTAAGTTGTGTTTTTAATTTTGTTAGATCAGATTTAAATAAATCAATATCTTGTTTAATAGCAATAGACTCTATAGAGTTAAATCCAGTAAAGTTTGATAATATTTCTTTATAAAAATCTTTATAACGAGCTAAACCAATAAAAGGCCCACTCCAATTTAGCGACCAACCTGTATCCTGCTCTATAAAATAAGGAACTAGCAAACCTTCTAGCCCAGCATAATTCTCTATATGATTGGATTTGAGACGCAGCTTTAATGGGTAATTAAAAAAAACACCCAACAAACCATTCCACTCACTATTCTTATTAGAACTAAAAATTAGGGTTTCATTATGAAATAAATATCTATCATCCTTATTTCTATAGAAACAATATTCTTTGTCGTCATAAAGTATTCTCAGCATGCCAGTAATATTATGGTCCCATATATCTGAAAATATATTTACAGGATTTAAACCCATGCACCAAAATATATGTCGGATTATTACAGATTTTCCTGTATCATTTTCACCGTGTAAAATTATTTTTTGATGGTTTAGATCCACCTGAAGTGCTTTCTGCTCTTTCTTTGATAGCAAGTTGAGTTCTAAAAAAGTGACTTTCTTTTTCATTACATAAGCCTTTACGTTTATTTCGAATCAGTCTGAGTAACTGGTATGTTGAAATATCTTTCATTATATATCTCACCTTTGGATATAAAAAAAAGCAAAGTGATACATTTAATATAGTTTATATTTTGTGTAGGTTCATCACTATAAGACATTAGGTCAGAAGTAAAATTATTTACCATTTCAGTAAGTGAGTTTAGGTTGTAATATGAACTATTGCGGGTTTTATAAAGTTGATGGGCCTGATGAAATAGATTTTGCACATCCAATTTTGTTCTATCTGTTATATCAACTAATATTTGTCTGGATTCATCTATAAGCAATTCCAATTTTGGAAAGGGATAGTTTTCGGATCTTAATTGAGTTATTCCTTCTTTTAAATAATCTTCGGGTGATTTAATTTTTTCATTTATTATTTTTAAAAATTCCAATAGCTCTATTTTTGTTAAGCACCTCTTTTGCAACTGTGCTAAATTTTTTGCAAAATCAGTATTCATGCCTAATTTTTGGAATTTTGAAGCTAATAATCTACAAGTTGAAGAGATATTATTCAATTTGAATGGAAGTTTGTTGTCTTCATTCAAGCCAGTAACAGCACCTATCACAGACATATCAGGGGATAAAGCACTAATATCAGACCTCTGGAAGTTTAAGCGATCGAAATTAACAATCTCGTCTTGGTCTAATTTCAATTCTGATCGAATCTTGTCCTCAATTTTTGTAAGATTAGCCACATCTAAATCTGTAGCAAAATTAGAGTTATGCAACAAATGTTTTCTTTTAGTGCTGTTTTCTACAACTTCTATTTGCAATTGAGCATTTGATACAAAATATAAGTGTGTTGAGTCGGTTTTGAAATCTCTATATCTAGAATAAAGTTTTGAAATAGTAGATTTTTCTTGAGTAGAAACTTTTTTTTCAGCTTTTAATAAACCCGAAATAGACCAATTGTTAGGTTCCTTTTTCTTAATTTGATAAAATTCAAACTGAGAAGGATTGGCTAGTGAGTCGATAATAATTACATCTTCTTTGATTTCAACGCCAATAGCGAAATCTTTACTGCTGTTGTTACTAAGTAATTCGAATGACTTATGAGCTGCCCACCAGTCTTGATACGCAAAGCCCTTGCGCGCATGTGCACCTGTTTTTTCATCTTCTAAGGTATCAATAAGCTTAGTTAAATTTAATTCTTCATTAGGCATTTTTAAAACCAATAATATTTTAGAAAATTAAACATCCCGATACAACCCAACCACTTTACCAACCAACTTACATCCATCTATTAAAGGAATAGTCTGTTCTGGCCAGTTTGGGTTTAGTGGCTGTAAATAAATATGGCCACTTTCTAAAATTAATTTTTTAAACGTCGCTTCGGCATCGTCTTCGCAAGACACAATCACCAGATCACCAGTCTTAAGATCGTCTGGTTGAAAATCTGGATTCACATAAATTTTGTCACCAGGGCGGAAGTCTGGAAGCATTGATTCACCAACGACCTCTAAGCCATATCCATTCTTTCCACATTTCGGGTTAGGTGGCAGCCATTCTTCAAATTGAGTACCGGCTGGAACGGAGTCAACTGTGGTCCAGGATCCAGCCTGTACCCAGGAAATAACAGGTATCAATCGACCAGCGATAGGGAAAGGGGCAGTGACGTTTGGTTCTATACCTGTACCGTGGTCCAGATAACTAATATCTACATTAAATCTTTCAGCAAGTATTTGCATTTTCTCTTCACGAGGTTTTGCAATACCAAGCGTGTAGCGACGAGCCATTTCATAAGTAACCTGAATGGCATCTTTTAATTGGTTCACGTTTTTTATTGGTGAGCCTTCTTTTTGCATGAGGCTATTAAGCCGCGAAGCAAATTCTTGATATTTGGCTGTTTGCACCTTACGGACCTTCTCATTTTCTACGCTAGGTAGAATATTACCCCGTATTTTAGGTTGCACCAATTCTATTTTTGGTAGTATATTATCTTCTACTTTAAGTAGTTTTGTTGGTAGCATTATGTCAACTCCAAAAGACGCTTTTGAAAAAGCAATCAAAATTGCAGGCAGTAAATCTGCTCTGGCTCGAAATCTGGATATAACGCCTTGGGCTTTAAGTAAGTGGAACTTCGACAAAATTCCAGAAGAGCGCTGTCTTCCAATTGAAAAGTTTACGAAAGGAATTGTTCGAGCGGAGCAACTGCGTCCTGATATTAATTGGGTGTATGTTCGTTCTACTCAAAATAGTAAGGAAGCCGTTATCTAATAACACGTTCAAAGGAATCGCAAATGAACATTGTAGACGCGGCTTATCACACGGTGCACGACTACCCGGGCGGTGCAAATGCACTGGCTCCACGCATGGGTATTAAAAGCCCGGCTGTTCTCAACAGCAAAGTAAATCCGAATACCGATACGCACCATATTTCACTTGTTGAAGCCTCAAAACTCATGGCCATTACAGGCGATCCACGCATTTTGCAAAGCCTCAATGCTGAACATGGGAAAGTCGCTATTGATTTACCGGTCATTCCCGAATGCCGGGATTCTGCACTGACAGAACTGATTTTGAATATGGGAATTGCTGGTGGAGATATACAGGCGGTTTTCAAGGAAATGATGGCTGATGGCCGGGTAACACTGGGAGAAGCAATGGATATGTCCAAAGTCATCCACACGCTTCACATGGTCTTAGCTGAACTGGATGCGCAGGTCCATGCCTGTGTTGATAAAAAAGAAAAAGCCTGATGGTCAAGATCAGGCTTTTGGGATTCTTATTCGAGGTAAATCAAATATGAATACAAGAGCAAATTTAGCACATGAACCAGCAGCACCTCAAGCTGAAGTGGTTTGGTTCCCCAAAAAAGAGCGACAAGTAATGTCAAAAAAAGAAGAGGGCTACACAAGAACGCCTAACTCTTTAATTGACGACCAGATAATGGCGCAATTAAACGATAAAGCTTTTAAGTGCCTTATGTTCATTGTGCGGCAAACATCCGGCTTTGATCGTACATCTCACTCAATCTCAATTACCCAATTTCAGAAGTATTGCGGCATCAAAAAACGTGACACGGTGATGACCTGTATCAAGGAACTGGAAGATAAAAAACTCATCAAAGTTGAGCGCAAAACCGGCTGTTTAAATGTGTACAGTTTGGCCCTTAACCAGTCCCATGAAACGGGACTGCCTTCAAACGGGACTAGTACCGTTGAACGGGAGGGGACTAGTACCACAAAACGGGACGGGGGTAGTCCCATCAAAGGGGACGGGACTAGTACCGTTGAACGGGACCCTATTAAAGAAACACTTAAAGAAAATATTAAAGAAAATTTTAAAGAGTGTAGCGCGCAAGAAAATTCAGTCGATCAGGTTTTACAAATCTGGACACCTGATTTGCACTCACTGAATTCCTGGTTACAGCGATCAGGTGAAGCCAAGATGACCCAAGAGCAGGTCGATCAAATTCTGCTTGAGGTGAATGCGTATTACGAACCTCGCTTGAACGCTGGTTCACTCACACCGACCCAAATGTATGCAAATTTCGTGAAGTGGGTGAAACGCAGCAAGGTTGGCCAAAGATCGGCTCAATTCGAAAAACCACTGAGTCAGCCGGGTCATTCTCGAAACGTCAACGATGCCTGGGGAGAGATCCAGCACTACGCACCGTGCACCGATGACATTGAGCTGGGGGATTTGATATGAACTCACCCGCTGTTGCTCAACAATTCAATCTTGAAGTCAGTCACGAACTTTGTGCAATTCACGCCGAGCCAAAACTGATCACCGGTGGTGGCCCGATTTGCGGTACCTGTGCCAAAGAAAAATTGATCCAGGCAAACCGTGAACACCAGAAGCAGGTTGATACCGAAGTGCGTAAAAAACACTTTGCCGGTGCCAGGTTGCCAGCCCGTCATGCTCAAAGCGGCTTTGCTGAATACCAGACCCAGAACGATGGCCAGAAGCTGGCAAAAATGACCTGCGTGAAATTCACCAAGGATTTTATTGCCGGTAAAACCCGAAACCTGATCATGGTGGGCCGTACGGGTACCGGTAAAACGCATCTGTCCTGTGCGGTGGCCAGAAACGTATTGGAGCACGGTAAATACGCCCGTTACATCACTTCCGAAGACATGGCCAATGAGATTGCCAATGCCTGGAAGAAAGAGGCTAATGACAGCGAATCAAACGCAATCTACCGGTTTACGGAATATGACCTGCTGATCCTGGATGAATACGGCCTGCATGATCGACATGAAAACCGTCTGCAGCTGGTCCACAAGGTTTTGTATTCCCGTTACGACGAAGGCAAACCAACAATGCTGATTTCAAACTTTACGCTTGAAGAACTGCGCAAGGATTTGGGTGATCGCCTGTGGTCCAGGTTCCAGCACGATGGCCTGGATATGGTGGAGTGCAACTGGTCTGATGCGCGTATGAGAGGTGGGGTGTGAAGGTTTTTACTATCTTGGTTGCTCGTGGCGAATATGAAATTAATTGGGTAGAGATTCTGGGTGTATTCCGACTTGGGGAGTTTGAGCGTTTCATCGAATTAATCAAAAAGAACATGCTGAGCGATGAGCAAAAGAAACATTTTACTGAGAAGCATGTGGATTTTGATAAATGGGAAAAGGAATTTTTTGAAGTTACGAATGCTTTAAACCCAAAGGACAATAAAACATGGGCAGCTGGTATTTCATGGTATCTAAAAACCGCATTTGCCAAAAACCTGTTTAAAGACATTGAGGGATTTGAGGTTGAATGTCATTGGTTGAGCGGAGGTGCAGCATGAACGAAAACCTACGCGAATCAGTCAGAGCCGTCCAGATCGGGAAAGACAACACTTACGCTCAGATGGAAGCTAAACGCAGTTTACGTGAGCAGCTGGACACAGAACTGGCTGAATATCTGGCCAAAGGTGGAGAAATTAAACGCATTCCAACCGGGCAATCTGGGGAACCAGGTGCATTGTTTAACAACCGACTGACAAAACCGAAAAACGCGCAAAAGACCATGCGCGCAGTTATGGCAAGTGCTGTATCAGAAGCCCACAAGAAACGTGCTCGACAAAAAGAAGATCAGGCAACCCTAGCAGAGATTCAAGCTTTGGATCAGTGGTGCAAAGAACGCAAGGGCCGCGGTAGAGATTTATGCCGAGAGTTAAAGATGGCACATTCATTCATATCGCAAATAACCAATCAAACTAGACCATGCTCAAAAGAGCGTTACGAGCAAATTAAGTTGGCGATGAAAGCGATTGAGAAGTGGGAGCGGGCAGCAGTATGAAAAAGCGCAATAAAAAATACAACCCGAACAAGTTGGTCAATCTGTATCGAAATGAATTGGCTAAAACCTATGAATTGTGGTCATCGTTTGATGATGTTGAATTGACCGAAGCTTCGAACAAATTGAAAGCGGCTGGCGTGTCAAAAAAACAGGCCATTGAAGGCATGTATGAGTATTTTGATGGTGATCTTGTTGTGCCAATTTTGTGGGATTTGATGACTGATGACACTGCGTTTTTCGTAGGCATGGATTCTTACTACTACCACAAGGACGACCCAAGCGACATCCAGACTTCAGCAGTGCAATTCAATGTGCCGAGCATGACATACGACCAATTTAAGCTTGGCGGAAGTGATGCAAAGTTGGTGGATGAACATGGATTTAAGCGCAGATGGAATGGTTTAGAGAAGGAAACCGATGATGTGCATAAGCCATTTTTAGACAAGGGCTACAAGCTATTTAAGTGCATGTGCTACATGAAAGCGGATGTGAGATTTAAGGATTTCGCGTCTTACAACAAGTTTAAGGCTGAGCGTGTGAATCGCGGGATGCGCAGAAAATATCGTTTACAGGAGTTGGCGGCATGACAGGATTTACAGAATTGAGAGATCAGATCAATAAAACGACTGACTTGCAAGAAAAGGAATTACTTCAGCAGCAATTTGAAATGATGCACCAGGCGGCAGATGAAGAAAGTAAGCAGTTTGAAGATTTGATTCGGGGTGATTGGAGGGGTTGGGATGAGTGATTTTGAAACTTTTTATGAGGAAAAAATATTAAACGGTGATCAAAATCGTTTAGGTCGACGCGCATCTTGTTTAGAGGCTTGGACTCATCAGGAAGCCGCTATCAAAGAAATGGATGAAGTAATCAAGCTTCAAGATGTTGACCTGCGGAAGTATGAGAAGCAGATTGAAAGCCTGAAAACCCAATTAGCTGTCTACAAGGAGGATATGCAGAAGGATGCTGAGAAGATTGCTTATGAGCAAATGCAAGCTAGTTCATGGAAGGCTGAATATTTAAAGATGGTGGTTGAGCGGGATGAACTGCATAGCGTTACAGATAAAGCCTTAACACATGTGAAAAGACAAATTGAGTGCTTTAGAGATTTAAAAACAGAAGCATCTGATATGCAAACCAAGAATTGGTGGCAAGCAAAAGTGCAGATCTTAAATCCAATTAAACGAATTTTGGAAAAAGCCCTGCGAGGTGCTAGCGACCCATTCACTGATGCGCGTCAGAAGGCGGAAGATCAAATAAACAATGGTGCTCGCCTTACTAAGCACCAGATCGATTTGTGAGGTGAGTCATGAATAAACATCGTCAAATTTCAAACAGACGCGCACGAAAACTCAGAAAGCGCGGTGAGTATGTCTACTGGTCGATTTGCCATGATCGTTATGTTTGGATAATGCGAGGTGCCAATGACTAATCTTCGCATTACCGCAGCACAGGCACGAAAAGCCGGTATTGGACCTCGATTTGGTGTGGCAGCCAAGTCGGGGAAAAAGAAATCTAATCCTGATCCAATGCCAAAGGTTCCGGCTCATTTGGTCGAGGGGAAAGGTTTTGGCCCGATGAACGATGAATTACTCTGGTGTGAAGTTTTAATTACACCTCCTTCGGTAAATCACTACTGGATTCGTGGAGCCAATAAAACCAACCGATTAAGTAAGCGTGCAATCCACTTTATTGACGTTATGAAGCGTTTTATCGAGCCGGCAGGGTATCAGGGCAGAGTTCGCGTAAAGATCGAATACGCGCCACCTGATGCGAAAATACGTGACATCGATAACATCGTAAAACCATGCTTCGATGCTTTGTCAAAAGGTGGGTTGATTCTGGATGATTCTCAGGTGGATGAATTGCTGGTAAAGCGGTTGCCATCAGAAAAAGGCGGGAAGCTGATTATTCAAGTTGAAAAGTTAAGGGTTTGAGGGAATAGGGATGAATGCGATGGTAAAGACAGAAGTGATGGATTGGACGAAGTACAACATTGATGGGTGGCTGGAGCAGTTTGGGGCATGGTGTGAAACTGTTCGCATGAAGGGTGGTGATTTGCCGGATGGGTTACACGTAAACCAGATTTACTGGTTGATTCGTGAAGCTGATAAAACTCCACGTAACTCGAAGTGCTATATCAAGTGCGAAATTAGTGATTTTGAAGCGGATCAGGTGCAGGATCTACTGAAAGGTATCTTTAACTCTGATGCGGTGGATTATGCGGCTAAGTATGCAGTGATGTGTCTGGTGAAGCATAAGGTGGAGAATCGTAGTTTAAGCGCAGTAGCAACAATGACGAATCAGTCAAAAGGACAAGTGAATATTGTAGTTGGGTGTGCTAGATTCTATCTTGCTGGTAAATATAACTTTTTAAAGATGGAATAAAAATGAATTTTGTTAAAGCATTTAGTGGACACAATTTAACTGATGTAGAGAACCAAATTAACAATTGGGTGATACTTAGAAGCAAGCCTGAGCAAAAAGATGATCGCATGGTCGCAGGAAAAAAGACAAAAATTACTCAAACTGAAATTTGGAAAGGTAATGACACATTTGCAACATTTGAAGTTTTGGTAACTTACGAAAACTATTGACCGTTTAAACGCCAATTGCTATATTTCTGTTATAGTGATCGAAGTGTACGTTAAAGCACTAGATTGATTTAAAAGCTCGCCAAATGGTGGGCTTTTTTATTGTCTGAAGGTTATCTATCAGCCCTTCATGCCAAAAGTGATAGATGCTTTGCGCTGGTCAGCAGAGTGCATAGATGGGTGTCGAGATTTAAATAAATCCCACCCTTGGATTGACCACCTAAAAAGGCGAGTGTCTACTGTGAGAATTGGCAAGCTCTTAACGCATAAGTTAGCCTTAAATTACGAAACTACTCAGCCCGGTTATTCATTTTGGATAACTGGGTTGTTTTATTTAGGAGATTCACATGCTCCAATTCTTATTATGTTTATTCGGCCTACACGGTGTGACCGAGATTGACCACACGATTGATGATGAAGAAATCAAAGTGTGTCGAGAATGTTTAAAAGAGATTGATTAATTTCTCCATAGCCGAACGGATTTCGGCATATAAGACCCTGCCACATACTAGATATTGGCGGGGTTTTCTTTTCTTATTGGTGGTGGATATGGATGGTTATGGGTTCGGCAAAGAGGGTTGCGATTTGAACTATCCGGAAATACCGGAAGGTTGGGATGGGTTATGGACACAGTAGAAGCAAAACGGAATTTAGAAGTACTCGAAAAGAACCGCAGCCGATTGATGAATTACAACCATTTGTATTCAAGCTATGCATTTAAAGAAATGTGCGGTGCTGAACTTCGCAAAGTAAATAAGCAGATCCACGGCATAGAAGAACAATTAAATGCGGAATCCAAAAAGACTCGCAGCAATCAGAAAACTACCATGCATTCGGTGCGGTAATCCACGCAGCCAGGCTGCTCATTCAAATAGTTCAGGACATGGTAAAGGCAGGGGTATAAAAGCTGACGATGCTTACACGGTGCCGCTTTGCGTGGGATGCCATCAAAGATTCGACCGTTTTGAGCTTGGCACCCGGACCGAGAGCGAAGCCATGTTTGAGAAGTGGTTGGTGAGGGTGAATCGGATGTTGGTGATGGAAGATAAAGAAGTTTTCTAGGAGCAGGAGATGCAAAAAGCCGTGTTTCCTATCCAGAGTTATGCCGACATCACCAAAGCCATTAACTTCATGCACACCCATTACACTCAAGCAATTAATGAGGGTAAGCCGTTAAGGGTGGTGATTGATCAGAAAGAGGATGATAGATCAACAGCTCAGAATCGTTTGTATTGGATGTGGCTTGGCCAGATTGAAAGAAAGACTGGCCAGGATAAAGACTCACTCCATTACGAGTTTAAGAAACGATTTCTGATTTATATCTATCGTCGTGATGATCAAAAGTTTGCTGAAACCTGCAATGCGATTGCAATGCTTAAACAGAATGAGTGTGAAGAATACCGGGTGATTGCAGAGCAGGTGATAAGGCTTTGCAGTACAACCAAGTTAAGCGTTAAGCAGATGACCGAGTATTTGAATTACGTGCATGACTTTGCAGTAGTGAAGTTGGGTGTACATTTAACTGTGCCGGATGATTTGAAGTGGTGTTATCAATGATATGATCTCTAAAAATATCAACGAGATCTTTATTATGAACAAGAATTTTTTTTATAAGCTTAAGCTGGAAAGAAAAAAACCTAAAGTGGGTGGAGTATCAGATTTGGTTCAATCTTTAGCATCGCCTACATGCATCCTTGCTAACAGCGGGGATATAGATGATTTAAATCTGTTTGAATCAAGGGAAGGGTTATATATTCCATTAGAAGAACAAGGTGATAAGATTTTAGTAAATTTTCAAGGGTTTCAAATCCATCAATATTCAGCAGGAAAATTAAAGTCTACTTACATACCCTGGATTTGCAATGATGGTGAAACCCACTACTTAGATTTCGTATATTTTAGTGACAAAGCAGACGGTCTCTTTATAAAGATTAACAACTCTAATGGATTTACTTTAAAAAAGGTTTTAGATCCACAGAACTACACACTTGAAATTGATGCATAGTAAAAAATTAAGCCACCTTCGGGTGGTTTTTTAATGGGTGAAGATTATGAAACGACCAATGCCACCCAAAGACATAGGCGTGTTTGATTTCGATTGGAGCATGCATAACGATGTGCCTTATGACTTCCGGCCAGATGAGGATTTAAAGGATTGGGTCTGGAGTACGTTCATAGATGAAGAGGGTGAACTCTGCAATCCAGATCACGTTCACCTGTCTTACTACAATCGGGATTTGATCGGCTTTATGTGGGCCAGTCGGCCATTTGAAAAGGGCGGGCATATTGTCTTAGGACAGGCTGAACAGGTCGCAATCATGGCTGGTGGCTGGAAGCGAAAACGCCAAGAGCTTCAACTGGTCCAGTGGTTTGGTTATATCCCGAAATACATCATCACCATTGATGCCGGCTTTGCTGAGTCCGCCAGTGATTCAGACTTTTGCGCCCTGGTAGAACATGAGCTTTACCACATCGGCTATGAGTTGGATCATGAGGGTGAGATGTATATCAGCCCAACAACAGGTAGGCCAAAGCTTAAAATGCGTGGTCATGACGTCGAAGAATTCCATGGCGTGGTCCAGCGCTACGGTGCATCACCAGACGTTCAAAAAATGGTGGAGCTTGCAAATGATGGTCCTACAATCGGCAAGGCAAAAATTGCTCATGCATGTGGTACGTGTTTATTGAAGTTGGCGTGATTTTTTTGCCTATTTTGTTTGACGTAGTATGACAAAGAGGTGGTTATGGCAGCGCTAAAAGAGCCTGTAAAAATATTTATAGTTCAAGCTCTTGCATGCCGTGACACACCTCAAGAAGTTGCTGATGCGGTCAAACAAGAGTTTAAGATAGAAATTGATCGTCGGCAGTGTGCTTCATACGATCCAACCAAGCTGGCAGGCAAAAACCTTTCCAAAAAGTTTGTCGAGCTATTCAACAAAACCCGCGCTGATTTTGATGCTGGCTTAATTGACATCCCGATTGCAAATAAGCATTACCGGCTCAAGCAGTACCAGAAGCAATTAGAGCGTAACTCTAAAAATGTAGTGATGTCACTCAAGATTCTGGAGCAGGCGGCCAAGGATGTTGGTGGGCAATTCACTAACCGGCAAGAAATCACAGGAAAGGATGGCAAGCCCATTGAAACTATAAACCAGAATGTATCAACCGAAAGCTACCTAAAAGCTAGGGAGCGGGTTTTAGATGAGTATTGATCCAGCGCGTGAGTTGGCCATACAGATTGAAGCTCAAGAAGATTTGTATTTTTTCTCGCGTTATATGTTTAAAGAGCGCAGAAAGTACAAGTGGCTGCACAACTGGCACCATCGCGCAATCTGTGATGCATTAATGAAGGTGTACCGTGGGGAAACTAAGCGATTAATTATCAATATTCCACCACGGTATTCTAAAACTGAACTGGCCGTTATTAATTTCATGGCATGGTGCTTTGGCAAGACACCTGATAGTGAATTTATTCATATTAGTTATTCTGCAACCTTGGCGGCTAACAACGCTTTCCAGACACGTAATTTAGTGCAGGAAGAAGCATATAGGCGCGTATTTCCTGAATTTGAACTACGCGATGATAGTAAAGCGAAGGATGACTGGCGAACCGCGCAAGGTGGTGTCTGTTACTCACAAGGTACCGGCGGTACCATCACAGGTTTTGGTGCTGGTAAATTTCGTGATTCATTCGGCGGGGCAATCATTATTGATGACCCGCATAAAGCCAGTGAAGCACGTTCAGACACCATCCGTAAAAGTGTAATTGAGTGGTTCCAAAATACTCTTGAATCACGTACCAACTCACCAGATACCCCGATTATTGTCATTATGCAGCGTTTGCATGAAGAAGACTTGGCCGGATGGCTTCTGGATGGTGGGAACGGTGAGGAGTGGGAGCATTTATGCTTATCGGCTATTCAGCCTGATGGTTCTGCTTTATGGCCTGAGAAACACAGCATAGAAACGCTAGAAAGAATGGAGCTAGCAGCGCCGTATGTATTTGCGGGGCAATATCGCCAAATGCCATCACCACCTGCAGGTGGTTTCTTCAAGCCCGACAATATTGAAATTGTTGATGCTCTACCGGCGGATCTTCTCCACCATGTACGTGCATGGGATTTAGCATCATCAGAAAATGAAGGGGACTACACAGTAGGTGTGCGTGAGGCGAAAGGCAAGGATGGTTATATCTATATTGTCGATGTTGAACGTGCGCAACTAGGCCCAGATGGTGTTGAGAAGCGTATTACGCAAACTGCTGAGCTTGATGGCAAGTCTGTAGCGATCCGACTGCCACAAGACCCGGGGCAAGCTGGTAAGGCTCAAGCCAAAAACTTTATTACCAAACTATCCGGCTTTAATGTCAAAGCCGAAACGGTTTCAGGTGACAAGATCACTCGCGCTCAGCCATTTGCAGCTCAGGTGAACGTAGGAAATGTAAAAATGCTCCGCGGTGACTGGAATAAGCCATTTATTGAGGAGTTAAGAAGCTTTCCGAATGGTCGTTATGATGACCAGGTTGATGCGGGTAGTGATGCATTCAATGAACTAAATGAAACCAGAACACCGAAAAAACCAGCCGGTGCAGGTAGTCGCACCTATTAAAAGGAAAACCCATGGCAAAGTCTAAAAAGGGCAAAGCGTCAAAAAAGGCTTTGTCCTATGGCAACTTATACACTCAAGAAGCCGTAACTCAGTTTTTAGTTAACTTTGGTCGCCAGCCGGACACTGATGAAGTACTGCGCAAAGCGGGTATTACACGTCATAAATTACGTGTCTTGCTTGATGATGATGAAATTGCACAGGTCGTTGAAACCCGGCTAGATGCACTGCTGGCCACCCCGCTACGGATAGAGCCGAGCGATACACCAGAGGCCGAGCTTCTGAATGAAATGCTGAAGGAGTGGTACCACGAAATTGCTACCGGGGCCTTGAATGCTTTATTTTTTGGCTATTCCGTGCAAGAGGCTGTCTATGAGTTAAAGCCTGAAGGGCATATTGGCTTGCAATGGATTGGTGAAAAACCAATGCAATGGTTTGAGCCTAAAAATGATGGTCGGCTGATCTTGCGGGTAGATGGCAGTGGTGCAGGTCATGAAGTTGACCGGGTTTTTAAGTTCTTCCTGACGCAACGTAAAGCCACTTATGAGCAGCCTTACGGAAAAGCATTATTGGCAACGCTGTATTGGCTGTTCTTCTTTAAGCAAAATGGCTTTAAGTTCTGGGCCAAGTTCTTGGAACGTTTCGGTACACCAATTTTGCTTGGTAAGTGCAAAGATACTGAAACTGAAGACATGAGCCGAGCTTTACTGAATGCCCATGCTCAAAGTGTTCTATCAATTGATATTGAAGATGAGGTTTCGATTCTTTCAACCTCGGGCACCAGTGGTACCGCCGGCGCTGCATTTGAATCATTCAACAATGTATTGATTCGCCAGATCCAGAAAGTCGTGCTGGGACAAACACTCACCAGTGGCACCGATGGCACTGGTAGTCGTGCATTAGGTCAAGTGCATGAAAACGTCCGTATGGATAAGCTTAAATCCGATATTCGACTGGTCACACCTACGCTACAAGCGGTGGTTGATGCTGTATGCGCTCTAAATAATTGGGGTGAGCACAAGGTCATGCTGGGTGAAAAGCCTAAACCGCTGAATAAAGACCAGGCTGAACGTGACGGATATTTGAAGAATGCCGGTGCAAATTTCTCGAATGCTTATTTCATCCGTGAATATGGCCTACAAGAAGGCGATTTGATGGAACAAACACAAATCAACTTCAGTCAGTTTAGCGCCGTACCGAAGCAAGCATTCAGCTTCAAAGCCAAGCCGAACAAGCTATCGGATGCCCAGCAAGAAGTTGAAGAACTGACGGATGGCCAAGGTGAATTACAGCTGCTGTCCAATGAGCAGGTGAAAGAGCTGGTGTTTAAATCGGATAGTCCTGAAAGCCTGGCATTTAACTTAATGCAACTGATTCCAGAGGCAACACAGACGCAGTTCACGGCCAATCTGGATCAAGCTTTGTATGCGGCTGATGTGCTGGGGTATGCGGCAGCTCAAAAAGGTAAATAGCCATGCAACCAGTTACCTTTCTTGAGGCCTTGCGATACGCCCACAATAAAAAAATCGTACTACCTGATGATTTCTATTCAATGGACCTTAAGACTCGACAGATGGCAACCACAGTTAGCTTTTTGTCGAGTCTTGAGCAGATTGAGACAGTCATCAAGGCGGTGAATAAATCCATTGCAGACGGTGGGACGTTTAAGGATTTTCAGAAGCTGATTGAAGAATCTGAAATCATCCTGCCAAAACATTATCTGGATAATGTATTCCGCACCAATATTCAGAGTGCATACGGTCACGGCCGATGGCAACAACAGCAACGAAACAAGGCTAAACGACCGTATTTGATGTACTCAGCGATCAATGATAGCCGAGTGCGTCCCAGTCACTTAGCGTTAGATCGAATCGTATTGCCGATTGACCATCCGTTTTGGCTGTCACATTACCCACCACTGGGGTACCGCTGCCGGTGCACAGTGATTGCACTGACTGAGAAACAGGCATTGAAATACGGCATCACACCAGATGATCAACTGCCTGAAGTCGCTGAAGCATTGGACTGGAGTTCACATCCACTGCAGTTTGGTGAGCTTGAATCACTGGTTGATAAAAAGATCAGTGTTTCTTCCCTGGATAAAGAATACCTGTTAGAGCAAAAGCAGGTTATTCAGGCCGAGTGGACTGCATCCAAAAAGCTGACAAGTCTGTTTGCCCCGATGGATGACAAAACTCGAGATCTGTTTAATACGATTGCAGATACAGTGATTCCACTTGATCCGCAGATCAGGCCAAGTGCGATTCGGACTTTTCTAGATTATGTGCAAGGTAATGACTCAGCATTGACCACGTATTTAAATGCATCCACAGCTTCACTGGCAGACGATGTGCTGAAGCGATGGCTCACTACTGATATGGCAGCGATTCAAGCTGTGGCAAGCAATACAGCTTCAACTGTGGTCGGTGGTGCAACTATCCAGCAGGTTGCAGCGTATCAGGTTGGGCAGACAGTTCAATTGAGCGCGCCGTTACTCATGACTGAAACTGCAGGTGATATTGTGATTCAGATTGAGAATGCCAAGGGATTGGGTATTGATCTGGAAAAGCTGAATGCAGGGCAAGGGGTTTTAATTCCACTGGGACTGTCATTTGAGGTGGTTTCTATTGAAACGATCAAAGGCAAGCTGATTTATACATTAAAAGCATTGGTGAGTTAATGACTACACAAGAGCAGCAAATCGTTTATGATCTAATCTCAAAAGCATGGACAAGGCTAAAATGACAGATAAGTATTTGATGTGGGGCGCAGCTATCCTAATTTTTTCCATTGCTCTGTTTTTTGGTTATGTGGTATGGCAAGACGCTAAAAGTGAAAAAATTTCACTAAATAAATCAGATTGGACTTGCACCAAGACTGAAACGCAAGTGAATAACATTGTCACAGGGAAAGTCATAGTGCCACAAATTACTGAGCATTGTGTGCGGTATGAAAGAAATTAACTTTTAAACCAATTACAACCGTCCGAAAGGGCGGTTTTTTTATGGAGCATGAAAAATGCCAGTAGAGGAAACACAGGATAAATACTGCTTTCGGCTTGGTGATCTGAACGTCAATCAAGCCGAAGAAGGCAAGAAAAAACGCACATTCACAGGCGTGGCATATAGCGGTGAAGTGATTACAGACCATTGGTATTGGGACCGCATTATTTTTGATTTGGATTCTATGCAAATTAAAGGGCGTATTCCTGCATTACTCGACCACTCACCACGTCAGCGTGCAGGTGTCATCAATGAACACAGCATTAACCACCAACAAGGCTTGGTTGTTTCAGGCGACTTAATGAGCAACGAGTTTGGCACTGAAGTCGCTCAAGACTCTGACGATGGTTTCCCGTGGCAAATGTCGGTTCGTATTGAGCCATCCTCTGTTGAGGAAATTCAGGCTGATGCATCTGTCACAGTCAATGGAAAAGTTCACCAAGGGCCAATCACGGTATTTCGTGGTGGTCGTATTCGTGAAGTGTCTTTCTGTGCTTTGGGTGCAGATGACAACACAAACGCCGTGGCAGCCAGCCACAACCCAACACAATCTAGCAAAGAGGACACAGACGTGGACTTAGAACAAGCGAAAGCGAAAATTCAAGAATTGGAAGGTCAAGTATCCACTTTGACTGAACAAAACAAACAGTTTGCAGCAGACAAGCGCAATTCTGCTATCGAGTCTTTAAGTAAAGACTTGGGCAAAGAATTTACTGCTGAAGAAAAAACCAAGTTTGCAGCTATGCCTGATGATGCTTTTGATTTGATGGCCACTACGCTTAAGCAATTTGCAGCACCAAGTCAGCCACAAACACCTGCAGGCCAAACACAGCAAACACAAACACCAAGTGTAAACCCAGCGTTTGCTCACTTGTTTACTCATCAAGCCAATCCGGGGCAGGGTGGTCAAGCTCCACAAGGTTCGGCTTTAGATCAGGCATTCAATCAGTTTATGGCGGCGCAGCAACAAGGAGCTAAATCATGAGTCAAGTATTAACAGGCACTATTGAAAATAAACAGTTGGTGGTTGGTGATGGAGTGCGCACAGAAAATGCCAAAGTAAAAACCGCTACAGCATATAAGCGCGGCGATTTACTTAACGTGGGTGCCAATAACGTTGCTGATCATCCTGTTGTCACTGAAGGTGTGGTGGGTGAATGGAATGCAATTGCTGTATCAGATTTCACAGCAGAGCAGGCCACTTATCATGCTGCTAATAATTTGGAAATGCCGATCTACGTACAAGGTCCATTTGATATTGCAGTAGTTACTGTGAATGGAACACCTCTGACTACTGCTCAATATGATGCAGTACGTGCACAAGCATTGGTTAATAAAATCGAACTTCGTAAAGTTGTGGGGAACTAAGACATGAGTCAAACTTTTACATTTCAAAATGCACCAGTTGAATTGCTGGACGTTCCACAGCTAGTGTTATTGACCGATACTACTCAAAAGGTTGATACCTGGTTAATGGATCGCTTCTTTCCACAACGTGTGTCATACACTAAAAAAGAAGTACCTGTGGGTGAGCTGAATACTGCGACACCACTTGCACCGTTTGTTACTCCGACTGCAGCTGGCCGTCAGATTAAAGTGGGTGAATCTGGTAACGTGAAATTCGTGAAGCCGGCTTATCTAAAACCGATGATGACGGTAATGCCGAGTGAAATTCAGAATACTGCACTTATTGCACGTTTACGCCAGTTTGGTGTAATTGCTACCGGTTCAAATCGCCTATCTGATGCAGATCTACTGCTGATTGATCAGGCTCAAAAGGCTTTATATCTTCGTCAATCAATTGATAACCGAAAATTATTGATTGCACGTGATGTATTGCTTTACGGTAAAACCACTTTTGCTTCCGCTGACTTCCCAATGTATGAAGTCGATTATGAGCGTAATGCGGCCTGTAATTTCACACCATTGGTCAAATGGGGCCAAGCTGGTGCAACGCCTGTTAAAGACATTCAATCCATGATTGAGTTGTCTATTGAGCACTCAGGTACATCACCTATCATGGCTCTGACCACTTCTAAGGTATACAACACCTTAATCAAGGACCCAGAGTTCAAGGAGAAGTTCATTGCGCCGTATACCGGTATCAGTGTTCCGCTGACTCCAACTTTTGACCACGCTGATAAGCCTCAGTTCCGAGGTACTGTCGATAATATTGAAATCTGGACCTATGACGTTAAACACAATATGGAAGGTGTTGCAGAGCGCTTTATTCCAGAAGATTTCTTTGGTTTGGTTTCTGATGCGAATGGTTGGATTGCACACTGTGCATTGCAGAACGTTGAAGCATTTGGTCAGGCACTGGAGTTCTATTTAAGCCAGTGGCAGGAAAAGAATCCTTCAAGCATTCAATTATTGGCTGAATCATCTCCACTTGCTATTCCGAACAATAAAAACGGTTTAGTCGGTGGTCGTGGGTTCGTATAAGGAGAATCAAATGCCAAAGTACATTGCCAAACAGTCGATTGGGCACTTTCGTCCTGGTCAGGAAATCGAGGGGCTTGAAGCTAAACATCTTCAGGCCCTTTTAGCATCTGGGGCTATTGAAGAATATCAAGAGCCGGAAGAACCTAAGGCAGATGGTACCGCTGCACGTTTAGCTGAACTTGAAAAAGCCAAAGCTGGGCTAACAGCAGCCAATGAAGCCTTAACTAAAGCCAATCAGGCAGCAGTTGCAGACAAGGCTAAAGCTGAGCAAGAAATTGCTGAGCTCAAAGCCAAGGTGGCTGAACTGGAAAAGGTGAAGTCTGCTGCAAAACCTAAAGCAGACTCAAAACCTGCTGACGATGCCAAGTAGGTGATTTATGTATGCGACTGAAGCAGATTTGGTCGCACGATTTGGGGCTTCAATTGAGAACCTGAAATTGATGTATGAAGATGCAGCAAAAGGTTCTCAAGCAATTAATGATGCAATCCAGGATGCAATGGAGGAGATTAACGGTCATATCGGTGGTCGTTATCCTTTGCCGCTTCCCAATGTGCCGAGCAATTTAAAGCGTATGGCGTGTGATATTGCACGCTACCGCCTTCATTTTGAGCAGCCAACCGATGAGGTGCGAAAACGCTATGAAGATGCAATTGCATTCTTAAAGCGTGTGGCTGATAACAAAGCACATTTGCAGATTCAGTTACCTGAAACAAACCAGATCGTGGATGACCAACCTAAAGGACGACCTTCAACGGCGCCAGTCGGTACTTCATATACCGGTGGTGTATTTGGAGATTCTATCTTGGACCAGATGCCTAGCTTGAAGTGAGGTGCTTATGGCTTTTGCAATAACCATTCAGGCAGATAGTTCACCGATTGAAGCAGTACTTAAGCAATTAGGAAACTTTGATTCTTTAAAGAACCAGCTGTTTGATGAGATTGGTGCTGGGCTGGTCAACAGTATTCAGCATCGGTTTCTAACTGGTACTGGCGTAGATGGAAACCCGTGGAAGATTTCATGGCGTGCACGCATGCAAGGTGGCGAGACGCTGCGTGATACTGGCCGTCTAATGAATTCCTACACACACAATGTACTTTCAAGTGGTGTGGAAGTGGGCACTGATGTTGCGTACGCACCGCATCTGCATTACGGCGCAACAATCCTACCTAAGAATGGCCAATACATTACTTTTGCAGTGGGTGGTCAATATCGGAAAGTTAAGCAGTCGATTTTACCGCCTCGGACTCAACTCGGTCTTGATGCAGAAGATGAAGCCATGGTTTTAGATATTGTCGGGAGTTTTATAGATGAGCACCTTCTTCGCGGTGCGTGATGAGATTGCAGAAAAGCTGAAAGAAATTCCAGAACTTCTAAAGATCTATACGCCGTTAAACTCAGTCAGCGTAACCGAGATGTCGCAGGTTACGCCGTCAGCACACGTCAATTTTGTCCGTATCGACAAGAAAGCCAGTGCAGGTCGTGGAAGTATTAATCAGATCGGTCAGCAATGGGCGGTCACGGTGGCATGTCGTAATGCTCAATCTCAGATGACTGATGGCCGAGCGGTGAGTGATGAAGCTGGGTTGTTAACCGAGAAGGTCATTCAATTACTTTCCGGCTGGCAGCCTCAGGCATCACGAACGGCACTAGAAATGATTTCGGTTCGGGATGGGTATAGTCCAGGCTTTGCATACATCACGATTATTTTTGAATCACAAAAATTCATTTAGGAGCCAGTCATGGCAAAACAATACAAAGCATTAAAGCCGGTCGGTCGCTTCCAAGAAGGCGATATTGTAGGCGGTCTGGCTGATGCCCAGATTAAGGAATTACTGGCCAAAGGTGTCATTGAAGAAGTGAAAACTACGGCTGTTACAGCTAAAAAGGCATCTGCAGGGGATACTAAGTAATGAGCACAAATTATATTTCACTCCAGGGTAAGTTTTACTTAGCCAAAATTACAGCGGGCGTGGCAGGTGCTATGCGCCACATCGGCAACGTGCCAGAGTTTGAACTGGAAATTGGTGCAGATGTGCTGGAGCATACTGAATCAAAGTCTGGAATGCGTACGACCGACTTTACGATGGTGCAGACCACTTCAGTTAACTTCTCTGGCCAGCTGGAAGAGGTGAACAAAGAAAATCTGGAATACATTGTTTCTGGTACCAATACAGACGTTGCTTCGGAAGTTGTCACCGATGTTTCACTGGGCACCGTGGCTGCTGGTGAAGAAATCAAACTCGATGGCTACAACCTTTCCGCTGTGACTTTCAAAGACTCTACTGTCGGCACACCGGTTACGCTGACTGAAGACCAGTACACGCTCGATGCTAAGTTTGGTACGGTTACATTTAACGATGTGGCAGGCCTGACGATGCCGATCCTAGCGTCTTATACCAATGGTGCGGTGTCACATACCACGCTGGCGTCGAACTTCAGTGAAGAGTACGAGCTATTCTTCAAGGGTATCAATACGGCCAATGGTGAACACATGGCGGTTCGCTTATGGCGTACTAAGAAGTCACCGGAAACCACATTCCCATTAATCCATGAAGAACTGGGTCAATATGCAATCTCTGGCCAGGCGCTTTCTGATATTACGAAGCAGAGCGATCCAGAGCTTGGATTGTATGGCCATATCGTCATTATTCCGGCAGCTGTTACGCCGTAAGACACATTACAGGCACAAGAAAACTCCACGACGCATAGGCGTCTTTTTTTGTGCCTGTTTTTTAGATTACTTTGAATTGTATTAAGGGGTTTTTACAACTCAAAGTGATTTACCAACCTATTGACAAGAATCTATATTTTTAAAGCAAAGCCGGCCTAACAAGTCGGCTTTTTTAATGCCTGTTTGTTTGTATTTGCATTCTGCATTCAGGCTCAACACAACTCAAAGGAGTTAATTATGAATGCTAAATTTAATCCAGTAATCAAACTGGTGGATGTGCAAAAAGGCGAGCCAACCACAACAACGCTACAGATAGCGGTTGGATTAGGATTAACCCATAAAACAGTAATTCAATTGGTCCGCACTTACCTCCCTGATATTCAGGAGTTTGGGCGCGTTAAATTTGAAACTTTGAATTCCGCATTTGAAATGGCGAATTCAGAACGCGAATCAACAAGAGGTCGCCACACTCGATACGCAGTCTTGAATGAGCAGCAATCATATTTTTTAATGACTTTAATGCGGAACAGTCCAAAGGTTATTGATTTCAAAAAGGCGCTTGTTAAGGCATTTTTTGAGGCTCGCACCTTATTGCAAACCGATTATTTCTCTCTTATTCGGGAGCGTGAAACATTAAGCGCAAAACTTGAATGTGAAAAAGAAATAGCAAGCGCATGCGGAAAAGGGTTATCGGTTTGGAAAAAACAACGTGATTGCTTAACCGCTGCAATTGCAAACGTGGATCGGCAGATTCAACCATGCTTATTTGACTAAAAACCAACGCCACCTTCGGGTGGCTTTTTTGAGACTCCATCATGAATGATTTTTTTATAGCAGATAATCGCAGCATTCGGCTTGGTGATATTGAAGTTCGCCAGATTCAGGTGAAAAACTATGATCAATGGCTTGGCTGTACTGCACAAATCAAAGTGTTTTTAGATAAGAAAGATCATTCAGATGAAGTTTTAACACAGCTGTTTTTAGCTCATCCGGTAGATGTTTTTAAAATGTGCCTGTTGGTGACTTCGATTGACGCGGATCAGTTGAAGAAACTGGCGGTTGATCAGCCAGAACTTATTAAGCTGCTGCGTACCATTGTGAGTGTGAACAGCGCAGGCCTTAAGGTGGAACCAAAGCCTAAAGGCAAGGCCGATCCTGACGCCAGCTGGTTTGATTCATTTCAATTCTTAATCAGTCTGGGCCATCGGCATGAGGATATTATGAATATGTCCTATGGGGCGTTTCAGGCTTATCTGAAAGCTGGTCGAAAGAATTATATGAATGATGTTAGCTTAAGTGCTACCGCCGTGCGTGCTGCACAACATTCAGATAAAAAGGGTTTTGACAAGTTTAGAAAAGAGCTAAATATACAGTGATTCATGTCACAGAATTTATTAATATACTGAAAAATATTAAATAAACGGTGGGGTATGAAATATCTATTGATCGGCGCTCTGGTTATCGTTCTTGGTGCATTTTACTTCATGGATAAGAGCAATAAAGCTGATGCAGAGAGATTGAAGCAGGCTGAAATTGCGCATCAACAAAAATTAGAATCTGAGCGCGCCGCAGAATTAGATAAACAACTTGGTGGTACTGCGATTAAAAAAGAAACCATTCAACAGGTGGTTGATGCAAAGCTAACTGAAAACCCTGAAGTTACACCTCAGCAAGCGAGTGAGCTTAATAAAATCATTTTAGAGTGGACAGATGCTGCAACAGTTGCAGGAGCAACGAGCAGAATTACACTATCCCAGCCAGTAGCAAAAATGCAGGAAATTAAGCGAAATATATCATCAAAAAAATATCAAGGCTGCGCTGAGTCAACACGCCTTTTATACGTGGATGCTATGACCACCAATATTGATGCATACCTAACCTTTATGCGTGGGAGTGAGCATGAGTTGGAGGCAGCCACAAAAATGATTGATTATAGAAAGCAACTTGAATTGGCTGAATCGGAAAAAAAGAGTTGCGCTGTATTGAGTTGATTCAATCAAAACATAACCCACTTCGGTGGGTTTTTTAATGCCCAAAATTTGAGGTTGGTATGGCAAAAAATTTAACTTTCAAGTTGGTAATGGAAGCCGATACCAAAGGCTTTGTTAGCAATATGCACCAATCCGAAAAAGCTGCAAAGGAAGCGTTTGCGGTATTAAGGGATGGTGCAGCATCGGTTACAGGCAGCACAGAAGGCGCTACAAAAGAGATTGATAAACTTGGTACACAGTCACAAGAAACAGCGCAACAAGTAAAACAGCTTGATAAAGAGCTTGAAACAACCAGTCAGGAATTAAGCCAAACAGAACAGGCAGCTAAAGGCGTATCTGGTGAGTTACAGGGATTAAGAACAGGTTTTAATGCGCTTACTGGCGCTTTGGCTGCGCTCGGCATTGGTGTAACGGCAAGTGAAATTGCACAGACCGCAGATGCTTATAAAAACCTATCTGGTCGCCTTAGTATTGCGATTGGCGAACATGGCAACCTAGAAAAAGCCATGGACGATGTTAAAAACGTCGCAATCGCAACCAACTCAAACCTTGAGGCGACAGGCGAGCTATATGCACGATTAACCAAAATCGGGCAGGAAATGAAATGGCCACAAGAGCAAGCTTTAGCACTAACTGAAACTATTAACAAAGCAATTCAGGTTGGTGGCGGATCAGCAGCATCAAACGAAGCAGCAATCACACAGCTTAACCAAGCTTTAGGTTCAGGTGTTTTGCGTGGTGATGAATTTAACTCAATGATGGAGCAGTCACCACGTTTGGCTCAGGCATTAGCTGATGGGCTGGATGTAACCACTGGCAAACTGCGAGAAATGGCAGGTGAAGGCAAACTTACAACCGAGGTTGTTACACAGGCGCTTTTAAGTCAGAGTGAGCGAATCAGTTCCGAGTTTGATAAGTTCCCAGCAACGATTGGCGCATCTATTGAGAACTTGAAAACCGCATGGACCATGTACATTGGTGAGGCGGATGCTGCAACTGGAGCAAGTTCAAAAGTTGCTTCTGCAATCAAGTTTGTGGCCGAAAACCTCGATTCGATTGTTTCAACTCTGATGCTGGCTGGCCAAGCTTTTGTTGCCTATAAGGCACTGAATATTGGCTTAATGTTTTTGGACAAAGCACGAAACATTCAGGCGGCTTCTACCGCAATCACTCAGGAAACATCAGCAGTTGTTGCTAATACGCAGGCGCAGATTGCCAATGCAAATGCCACACGCACAGCGGCCGCAGCTAAAGGGCAATTGGCAACGAGCTCCAATGCCGTAACAGCATCAACCAAAGCGGCGGATGGCGGCATTATGACGCTGGTTGGTCGATTGGGCACTCTGGGCATTGCAATCACTTCATTGGGTGTTGTGGGGGCGGCTGCGTATGGCATGCTTGAGCCACTTGGCACCTGGATGGGTGAAGCTGCTGCCAAAGCCATGGGTTATGGTGAAGCGCTTGAAAAACTTGAGCGTCAGGAGCAGTTAGATATTGCTCGGGCAAAAGTGGTAGCTGAATCCAAAGCTGAGATTGCGGCTGCAGCAGAAAAGAGCCGTGACAAAACTTATCAGCTGACAGAAGAAGCTAAAAATCTTGTCGAGCAGTTTGATGAGCTTATTGAAAAAGGTGAGCCAACCAAAGAGGCATTGGATAAAATCACCAAGGCCATGCAGTTTGACTCTACGAAAGGCATCAATGATGCAGTAACCTCTTTAATTCTGCTTAAAGAACAAGGCGAGATAACTGCTGAAGAGTTGCAACTCAGTCTGGGGCAGGCGCTTGATGGTAAGGATCTGGTCGTCTTCGAAACCAATGCCCGGGCAGCTTTTGCTGGCACTGCAAAGGAGGCTGAAAAATCGGCCGCCGTGACAGAGGCTGTAATGCGTGCCGCACTGGAACGCACCGGACTAAGCACAGAACATCTTCAGGGTAAGTTTTCGAGTTCATTTCAATCCGCTGCAAACAATGTCCAAGTTGTTATAGACAAATTGGATGAGTACAAGGCACAAGGAATTGATACAGGGCTTGCGCTATCAAGCAATCTAAACAAAGCCATTGATACTGCGCAAACCAGAGCAGAGCTTGATTATGCAAAAAGCAAGTTAATCGAGCTTGAGAGACAAGGGTTAATTACTGGTGAGCAAGTAGCGCTCGGCCTAAGCCTGATTGAGAAAAAGGGAGCTGATCTACCAGCTGCATTAAACCCGGCTATTGCGGCTTTTAATGCTCTAGGAATCAAGACCAAAGACCAATTAGCAGAGGCGGCTGTTGTAGCTCAAAGAAACTTTGAAGTGGTATCTCAAAGTGGCCAGGCGACAGCAGAGGGTATTCAAAAAGCCTACACAACCATGCTGAATGCAGCCATTGCATCTGGTGACAAGGCTCAAATTGCATTAGTCCAGTCCAAGGCGGCAGCACATGGGCTTCGTGTTGAAATCGACGACACCGGTAAAGCCTCAGTCAAAGCCATGGATGACTTGACCGAAGCAAACCACCGTGTCCGAGATTCTGCCCGCCGTATTGGTGATGGTTATCGTGAAGCTGGCAAAATTGCACGTGATGAAGCCAACGCTGCTCAACAAACGTGGAATAAGGCCGTTGAAGAGTCAGCCAGAAAATGGGATGCTGAAATGAAACGCCAAGGCGAAGGCCTAAGCGCTGCTATTTCAGGCTATGAGTCATATTCTAAAAATGATGTCATTGCCCAGATCAAGAGCATGGGGTATAGCGATTCCGAGGCCAAAAAACTGGCCGGGTCTATTTGGTCCCAAGGCTTGAGTGCGGACCGTGATGCTAAATTTGCCGCATACGGTAAAGGCGGCAACCTGGCAATGAATAAGCTCATTGAGCAGGAGTTTAATAACGCCGCAGCAAAAGGTCTGACCACGCAACACGGTACCAACAAGATTAATGAATTACTTCGTAATCTTGATGTTAGAAGCACTGGCAGCGTACCAAAGGTGAATGACTATGCACCAAGTATCCCTCAACCAAACTTCCGTGATGTTGAAACCACACCAACCAAAAACGTGCGCTTTGAGTTTGTATCAGGCGGCAAACGCTTTGAAATGCAAGGCTCACAGGAAGATGGAGACATGATGGAAAGCATCTTGCGTGAATTTGAAATGCTGAAAAAGGCAATGTGATGAAATTAATACGCTTAGCAACATCCGAAACCGTCTCATTAGAAGACGGTTTTTTATGGTCTGACGAATTTGAATGGAAGCCTAAAGAGCAAACCGTGGAACGTGCCATTAGTGGCGCGGCTATTATTCAAGAAGGCATCAAAGTCGGTGCCCGACCTATCACTTTAACACCTGATAGCAACCGTGGTTGGGCGAAGTTAAGTGATGTGCGCAAGCTGCAGGAATGGTCAGCTTTAAGCGAGAAATTTCGCTTGCAGTTTGAATGGCCACATGACAATCGGCAATTTGATGTGATTTTCAATCACCAAGATACGGCACTGGAAGCGGTCAGCGTGTGGGGTTCACCAGCGACCAGTTCAGATGAAATGATGCGTTTAACGCTAAGATTTTGGAGCGAATAATGGCAATTGAAACAAAAGATTTGGTGCTCTATAAATCGGAGCGATTGACTGACACAGACGATGGTGGTGGTAAGTATTCAGGTCAGGTCATCGTTGATGGTCAAAGTAATAACTTGTTCAATGACGTGTCAGAAATGGATCGAACCATGGGTGACGTATCCATGCGTAAAATCTTTCCTGCTGTGATTACTGAAGATACAGATTCATTGATGGGCGCAACGGTATTCATTTCGGAAAACCCACAAGACCCAAACGTGTCGGCTTTACTATTCAGTACAAAAAACTGGACTGATGAACGCCGTAGCGCCCAAAACCGAGTAGAGAATTACTTGGCTAAAGGTGGGCAGATTGCAGGCACACCACTGGATACACACTGGCAAGGCATGAAGCAGTTGCAAGTGGCTATGTTTCCACAAGAAGCGGAATCAAGCGTTGGCGATACCATTGTTCTAGTCAGTGACGAAGGCAAGGCGCTTGAATTTGAGCAATATGTGCGTATCACTAAAGTGGAAACTCGTATTGCGATTATGGTGGTTGATGGTAAAAACGTGGAATACAAGATTGCCACTTACACCATTAACGACCCGCTTGAGCGTGATTTTGTTGGGTTGACTGCTCCCCAGTGGTACGGTGGTAACACACAGTCTAAAACCATCATTCGTGAATCTTTGGTGGCTGACACAGGTGAGTATTGTGCATCGGTAAAATTGGCATCAAATGCGCAAGTCGGTGAGTTCACTGTGAATGCATCTAGCATGTTCACACAGTTGATTCCATCAGCACAGACTGAAACTCCGATTATTGATGTGAATGCTGCAGGTGAGAGCATTATTTTGGTGCCTGGTAATGATGGCAGCATTACTGCAAACTTCCCAACCACTGTGGGCGTGAGTCAAAACTTGTATTTAGGCTCAAGCGTGATGCCCTCAAGCATTGCGTTTACATTGTTTGGTCAGCCTGTTAGCGACCAAGGTGGATTGCTTAAAAACAGTCAAGGCACACAAGTCGGTACGATTGATTATCAGCGTGGCTTGATTCAGTGGACTTCTGCTGCAGGCACTGGCTCGACCATCTTGGTAATTACATTTAAGCCTGCTGCTGCACCAAGACAGTATTTCCAAAGCTATGCCATTCCTGTGACGCAAAATAGCCAAAGCACCAACTGGACGGGCGTATTAATTCCGATTCCTGCGCCTGGCAGTTTATCGCTGTCGTATATGTCACAAGGCAAGTTTTATGAGCTAAAAGACGATGGATCAGGTCAATTAAAAGGTGTTCACAGCTCCTTTGGCTCTGGCATGATTAACTATGAAACGGGTTCATTTTTGCTAACTACAGGTGCATTGCCAGATGTTGATACGCCAATTTTGGCGCATTGGGGCACACCGATTGCAACTTTCGTGCGTTCAGGTTTGCGTGTAAGGGAAGCTGGCTTTGATTTTAATCTTGGACACACAGGTGTTGCGACAGGCATTACTGTGACCTGGTTATTAGAAGGTGCAACTAAAACCGCATCTAGCAATTCAAAAGGTTTGTTTACAGGTGATGCAGCGGGATATATCAACTATGCCACAGGTACAGGGCGGATTATTCCGAACAAACTGCCGCAGAAAAATACGCAATTCAACATCACGTATAACTATGGTCCACAGCTTAGCCAATCCAAGTCAGCGATACCTGAGGGCGATCAACAACTGACTTTTACTATTGGCACAGGTTCAAGCATTCAGCCGAGCAGTGTGGCTTTAGAGATTCCTGTGACAGATCAATCAGGTCTAAATACGCTTATGGTGCATCTTAAAGACGACCCAACAGGCGGCAATATGGGTAATTTAATCAATGATGCAGGCGATATTCAAGGCACGATTGATTACAGCACAGGTCAATGCATTGTGACGCCAACAGCTTCTTATAAAACATTTAGATATGTTTACGAAGCGCGATATACAGCAACTTATGCCTCTGCATAAAGGTGGTCTAAATGTCTTTTTATTCTCCAGTTACATCCCAAATTAGTGGCACCACACAAGCATTTCGGGCCTATAACGAAACTACAATTTCTGTGAAATACCGTGACAGTTCAGGTGTAAACCAAAGCAGTACAATTGCTGTGGCTGATAAGTTACGGCTTGATCTGTCATCTGGTTATGACGAGCAGATTTTGACAGGATCGGCACGCTTTAGAGTTGGTGCAGATACTTTCTTAGATCGTGATGGGGTTCTATATCGCAATGTAGACCCATCAAACAATAGTGGCATTGCATCGGGTTCGATTCAATACGGCACAGGTCAGGTAGAAATCGAGTCATGGACACCAAACAGTGACAACACAGTTAGTTTGGACTCACTGACGACCACAACCGACTTGCCACCGATGAACCAAATCAGCTTTAGAACGCCCGTAATTCCAATTCGCCCGCAGTCTTTAACTGTGGTTGTAGCATCGTTAGAGCATGGGCAATTAACACTGACCACCGATGAAAATGGCGTGATTGAAACAAGCCTTGCACACGGCAAGATTAATCATATCACAGGTTTTGTTGATATTTACTTCTACGATAAAACCGAAATTACCGAAGCCAATCGTGCAGAAATTACCGCTAAAGATTGGTATGACGTGCGTATGGAGTACGAGGAAGCGGGCAAAACCTACATCAATGTACCAGTTTGGATTGATGGTTCATCGGTGCGTTATAACGCAATTGCCTATACTTATATTCCGCTTGATTCTGAAATTTTAGGATTGTCTGCAACACGTCTGCCCCTCGATGGACGTGTACCTATTTTCCGAGTTGGTGACATTGGTATTGTCAGCTCTAGCAAAACACAGGAATTGCCAAGCCATATTGCAGGGCAAACCTATGATTTAAACGATCAGCGTATTTCATGGTGTGAGCTTGAAGATAGCGAAGGTGCCAAAGTACCATTTGATATGTATGTAGTCGATTATGACTACGGCAAAGTGACGCTAAACGGTGATTTTTCGCTAAATACTCTGGTTGCGCCAATTGTGGCCAAGTATCGCTATCAGGACATGGGCTTAATTCGTGATGTGCAGATCAGCGGGCAGCTGACCTTCACCAAGCCGCTTACACATAACTATGATGCAATCGACACCATTGTTGGTTCAGCCCTGGTAATTGGTGATATGCAGTCACGCTACACACGTAAATTTGTGCAGCAGTCATGGAACAATACTTGGGCAGATGAGGCGACCGGTGGCGGTATCTCGGCAAACTACAACGATGCCTTGTATCCAATCACTGTGACCAACAAAGGTGCAATTCAGGAACGCTGGGCATTAATCTTTACGGATGCACAATCATTCCGATGCGTTGGTGAGTATTCAGGGCAAATTGGCACAGGTAGCGTGACCGCTGATTTTGCACCGATTAACCCTGTGACTGGCTTACCTTACTTCACAGTGAAAAAAGAAGGTTGGGGTGCGGGTTGGGCAAACGGTAACGTGTTGCGCTTCAATACTATTGCTGCGAACTTCCCAGTTTGGGTAATTCGTACAGTGAAGCAATCTGAGCCAACTGTTATGTCGGATCAGTTCCAGATCATGCTACGTGGTGATATTGACCGTGTGATTTAAAACTTAAATCAAATATGACCGCTGTATGCGGTCTTTTTTATGGATGTGAAAAATGGCGACAGATGTAGATGTTCAATACTTTAGCCACTTAAATGGCTTAACTCTAGGGAATAACTGGGGTGATTTAATTCGCTTGCTTGATAAAGCCTTGGTGACAGGCATTGATTTTACCCAAATCACAACAGCATCAATTGATGCACAAGGTGATGTGCATATCACACTATACGCAGCACATAACGCCATGCTACTTCAGGTGGTAGAACTAACAGGTTTTGCGCCTGCTTCTTTTAACCAGAAATACCGAATCAAAGGCGTGCCTAACACCACACAACTCATTCTAAAACCACATACCGCAATTGCAGAAACAAGCATCACAACAGTAGGCGCAGGAAAATTAGCATCACTCGGCTATGAAATTATTTTCCGTGATGCAAACGATGTAAAGCGTGTTTATCGTGCCAAAAACCCAATGTCACAACACCCATATATACGTGTAGATGAAACGACTTCAGATGAGACAAATACTTATAATTCGAGTTATGCAAAGTCCGCTATGGTGGGTCTACTTGAAAGCATGGAGCACATTGATGATTATGAAAATCCAGGCGTTTTACAATTACCAATCGATACCAGCAATTTGAAAAAAAACTGGTCCCTTACTGGGTCGGGGACAAGTAATTATCGTGGCTGGAGCAAATGGTATTACGCTTGTTCACAACCCATGCCCAATGGGCCGTTTGATTTCAGCACACCGCCCAGTGGAAATAGAAATTTCACTTTGCTGGGAGATGCGGATGCGTTCTATTTCACCAGGTCATTAACACCAGACAATCATCAAAATAAACTTCTTTCAGGATGTGGGTTATTTAATTCCATATTAGATGGGTCTATTGTTCCTTCCTGGTTTCTAATGACTACCTTAAAGGTTACAGAAGCTGGCTCGACTTCTGGAGGCTTTGTCTCGGTTACAGGTGGCACACCATTAGCATTTGACGCAGACAAGGCTAAATTTTTATCCACAAATTACAACATCATAAGCAAAGTTGTTAATCATACAATCGCAACATCCATAATCCCAGACCTTTTAACAGGGAGAAGTGGCATTTATGGCGCAACATCGGTAGCGGCTTTAGAACTTCCATTTTTTGATAACCAGAATAGATTAAGAGGCAATTTAAAGCACATCCATTATTCTGGAAACAACCGAGGGAATGTGACCCAAACAACACCTTTATTGTCTGATAACTCCATGTATATTATTGATGCAATTTGGGCCAACCCGGATGCTGGAAGTGTGTATTTTTATCTGGGAGAGTTTGAATGAAACCATGCTCAAGAGTAGCCACAAAAACCAATAATCACCTTCAAAATATTCAAGGTGGGCAGGTTATTGCGAAAATTCAAGGCTCAGTTAAAAAGCTGGGGCAGCAATACCAAGATGCGACTGTGCTACTTTATAACAAGGCTAATCTACAACCAATCGCAATGAGAAAGCCCGATCAAAATGGTAATTATCAGTTTTTAGGATTAAACACGGACTTAAAGACTTTTGTTGTGGCTTTTGACAAAAAACAGCAATTCAACGCAGTCATACAAGATAATGTGGTGCCAAAATGAGTCAAACTTCAGTCAATGCTCGGCTTGCCATGATTCAAGCCTTTGCAAATTTCATGGATAGTGGTAGCCAAAGTGCTACCGTTATTTTTTATGAAGGTGCGCAGCCTGCAGATACATCGGTGGCGGCAGATTCCAATAATGCTTTAGTCACTTTGGTTTTTCCTGAACCCTGCATTAAAGAAACCACAGCCACTTATGTTGAATTACACCCAACAGATACAGGCAGTGTGATTAAGTCAGGCACAGCAACGTGGGCGCGTATCTTTAACGGTGCGGGCGAGGTGGCAGCGGATCTAACTGTGGGTACTGACATTAGCTTGGCTAATACCAATTTAGTCGTGGGCGGTACGCTGTTTATCCAGTCCATCAAATTAAGACCTTAAATTAAAAGGGTGCTCATGTGGATTTTAAAAATAAGCTCGGCACCGTTGATGCGCACAATCTAAACCTGAATTTTAGACCCGACAATACCGACGGTCATAACATCATTCTCAATTTTGAGCACTTAGCCGACGGCTCGACTAATCTCAATTTTGGAGATGATCTATCTGCAGTTGTTGATACGGTTTTAGAGACTGGCTTTAGTTTTGAAATCACAGCAATTTATGCTGACAGTGGTGTAAATACTGCAGTCATAGACACGGTATTAGATACCGAGCTTGGCTTTGAAGTTGTTGCTGTCTTTGAAGAAAATACCGATGTTATCGGGCAGATTGATACTGTCTTAGACACCAGTTTTAGCTTTGAGATTGTTGCGGAATTTACAGAAAACCTATGCACGATTGATACGGTTTTAGATACTGCCTTCCTGTTTGAAATTGATGCCGTATTCGATATAAACCATATCGTCGGGGTGTCTTATGCGTTTGATGCTAGTTGCCAAAAGGCAGTCGCTGCATTGAGTGTCACGGAAATACCATGGGCAAAACCAATTTTAAGAGTATCAAATGATGCACTTTTTTATGACCAAGGCTTGGTGCTGAGTCAGCAAGCTATGGCGGGCTTTGATCGTTCAAATTCACTTGCGCAAGCAGTCAGAATTGAACATGAGAAAACCACTGGACTACAGACTGATGCATATTTAATTTGGCAAGTAAGCGACAAGCGATTCATTCATCAAAGCTACTTATTTGATGAAACCTTAAAGCTGCGTATCAATCGAGTCACAGACTGGCACGAAATGATTCGTAAGCGCCGCAATATCACGTATGCGCATGAAGTGGCACACGTCTTTGAAAAGCATATTACTTTTGAATGGGATAAGGGTTTAGAGCTTGTCACGACTAATGATTTAGCTTGGGAAAAAGCCAAAGCGATTCATTATCGCAAGCATCCAGTAAAGCCTTGGCCAAAGCCTGAATTGCCGCAATACGAAGGTACAGGCGACCTAAACTTTATCTGTCTATGCAATGAAGTCGATGCGCATAACGTCATTTTAAACTTTGGTGTTGATGACTGTATTCCCGCAATTCCAAATCAAAATTGGTGGTATATCTTGAATAGTTTATCTGTGACACGGCTTGATAATGATGCAGAAATTTTAGTGTATGACGGTAATTATCGCTCAGATCGTAGCAGTTGGGCGTGGTCATATAGCTTAACTGTGCCGCATACTGAAATTGCCAAACTTGAGCCAATCAATGGGCAACCTGTAATTTTAAAGATTTTGGTCAATGGGCATGAGCATCACATGCTGCTTGAGAATCGCACACGTTCACGTAATTTTGGCAATATCACTTATACACTCACAGGTCGCAGTCAAACCGCTTTACTTGATGCACCGTATGCGCCTTTGCGCTCGTTTTTACAAGAGAATGAGCGTACATCGGTGCAACTTGCACAAGCCGAGTTAGACCGTGTATTTAGCAATACCGTGCTGAACTGGCAATTGATTGATGACCTTGGCTGGATCGTAGCGAATAACAGTTTAAGTTATTCCAATCTTGCACCAATCTCAGCCATTAAACTGATTGCAGAAAGTGGTGGCGGCTTTATTTATAGCGAAAAGGGCAGCAATACGCTTTCAATCAAGCCGCTTTATAAAAAGACATTTTGGGATACGCTCACAGTAGATGATTATGACCGCTTGGTACCTGATTCACTCGTTACCAGTCAGTCCACAGATTATGAGCTTTATCCCGACTACAACGGCATCACGCTAACAAATGACAGAACAGGCAAGCAAGGGCAAGTCAAACGCACAGGCACAGCCGCAGACGTACTATTGCCACCTGAAAACAATCCTTTGTTTGATGTAGTGAGCATGGGGGCGTTTGGTAAAGCTAAATTAGCCAAAGCAGGTATGGTAGAAACACACACATTGACCATGCCGATCTCTGCAGACGTAGGCGAATGTGCACCAGGCGAAGTCTTTGCATTTAACGCAGAGTGGTGGGGCATTGTTGAAAGTGTCAGCGTAGCATTCAGTCATGCTGCAGTTAATCAGACTGTCAAAGTGGAGCGTGTGAATCGTGAGTAATGCACTGCAAAGATTGATTGATTTAATGCCCAAAGCGCCTGAATTCGTTGGCGAAATCACGCATGAAAATCATCCGAATTATAAAGTTTTAGTTGTAGATGGTTCAGGTTTGGTGATGTGTACCAGTACGACCCGCTACAATGTCGGCACAACAGTTTTTATTTCAGATGGGGAGATAAAACGCTTGGCAGCAAGCGGTGATGTAGTGCAAATCGAAGTGTGAAAATTTAAATTAAAGCAAGCGTCCGAAAGGGCGTTTTTTTATGTCTGGAGAAAAGACGATGCAAGAAAACGCATTACCGTGGTTTATTAAATTAGTTCCAGCAGTTGTGGGGGCAATCCTTGCGCTTGTTTTAAGCGGGGATATTGATAAAGAAGGAAAAATACAAGTCACGTTAGGCGTGATTGGCAAGTTCCTATTCAGTGTGTCAGTCAGCTTATATGGCGGTGCTGCATTCATTGAATACTACGAATTAAACCAATATTCACACATGGCGCAAGGCTTTGTGATGTTGATTTTCGCTGTATTTGGATTACTGACGATTGGTATCGTTTATCAATCAATTGCACTGATGCAGGGTAAATCAATTGCAGAAGTCATTGCGGAAGTTAAGTCTGCATTTATTGCGATTATCGGGGGTGGCAACAAGTGAAATTAATTAATGATTGGAAACAAGCATGGAGACTCAAGTCAGTACAAGTGGGTGCATTAAGCGCCTTTTTTTATGTCTTGATGTACGCAGCTTTTGAATTGTTGTGGCTATTTGGCGCTAACTTTCCACAGTTTTGGGCAGCGGTGCCACAAGAAATTAAAGAGTTATTACCGCATTCATGGGTATTGTGGCTTGGCTTCCTAAACAATGTGCTAAGTGTTTTTTCCCGCTTGAAATATCAGCCTGAATTGCATGGAGATAATGATGAGCAAAAAACTAACTGAAGCACAAATCCAAGCACAAGCATTGGGACTCGGCATCGAAGCCGCTGCATTAAAAGCCGTGATCGAAGTTGAGTGCAAGGGCAGTGGGTTTAATGCTGACGGTACACCAGTGATTCTGTTTGAGCGACATGTATTTCGGCAAAGACTGATTGCTAACGGTAAAGCAGCTACAGCAGACAAGGCTATGCGTGAGCGTCCTGATCTGTGCAATAAAACCATGGGCAACTATGGCTTATACTCGGCACAGCACGGACGTTTGAATGCAGCTGCTCAATATCATCGTGAATCGGCTTTAGAGTCAGCATCATGGGGCATTGGTCAGGTGATGGGCTATCACTGGAAAGCTTTGGGCTATCCGACTCTGCAAAACTTCATCAATGCCATGTACCGTGATGAAGCATCACAGCTTGATGCGATGTGCCGCTACATTGTGACGAACAAGCTGATTAATGCACTCAAAAATAAGGATTGGCGAACATTCGCACGTGGCTATAATGGCCCTGCGTATGCAAAGAACTCTTATGATGTGAAGCTTGGTAATGCGTATAAGAAAGCCCTCAAGTGAGGGCTTTTGCTTAAATTAACTTTGTTTATTAATAGCTTGGAGCTGATATCCAAGTTTTATTAGATATTACTTCAGAGCAAGGAGATGAGTTTGCTACAGGCGATTGACTTAACTTAATTAAAGTCGCTGCTTGTAACTCCATTTCTTTTGCTTTTTCCAAAGACAGGCTCGAATAAGCCAAAGCTACAGAGGCACAATTTGCCCACGTGTGAACATTGTTACTGTCTGATTCCGCAAGTTTAAAATATTTATCAGCAAGAGCTTTCATCTGATTACCTTTATCCTCACTTGAGGCTTTGGCTGATGCAGATTTTAATGTGAGAACCGTTGTTGAGTTTGGAACACCTGGCTTGTATGCCTCTATGGTTTTATCATCCACAACACGCATACCATAAGTAATGTTGTTGGTTGGATTTGTGAAAATATAATTTCCACTCGTATCTTTTAGATAAGTGGATGTTTTATTAGGCTCAACAATTGTGAGACTATTTTCTGCGAATTTAACATTGATAGAGTAGTAGCCATTTTGAATAGCGTATACCCCATCTGTAGCCGCAAATGTACACATGGATATAACCGAAAGCGCTATTATCCCCAGAATATTTTTTTTCATTTTTAAGTCCCTTTATAGCAACACTGTTACTAAATTAATCTAAGCGTCATCCAAAAGACATCCTAATATTGGGAGTATCCCTATTTAAATAGTCATGCTATATATGAAATTTTAAGCAGCATTTCAGAGTTAATTTTTTAAGGGGAATTAAAGTTGAAGACTTTAAAATTATTTGCAGCTATGACTATGTGTTTTTCAATTTTTGGATCCACGCAAGTAATAGCTGATGACTCTCCTAATACAGCACTTGCAGTTTGTTGGCAGACCAATTCAGGTAAATATCAATGTGATGGACCAACACAAAGACTATCAACCTCCTATACGACATTATCAGAAGCCTTGAGCTTATCTGGTTGTTCTACTGGAAGAGCGGTACAAACCAATTATCTGACACATGCAAGAACTGGCCGTCAGTATGCAACAGTTTACACCTGCAACTACACACTGAAACCAGGTAACACTGCCTCATATACTACCAACAGAGATGTGCGTGGTTGGTGGGATGGTATTATTTATTAATTTCTTTCTATAAAAAAAGCCCGCTGATGCGGGCTTCTTTTTAACATTTTACAAGTTTTGTGCTAGCTAATGGCAATATGTACAATCCATTGCGCTCTTTGAAAAGCGTTACATTCATCAATACTGGTTTTTGTTGCTGATCACCATCTTCATCGTAATATGGCGCATACCATCCTGCAGTTGGTAGAGCTTTGTTGTGCATCCAGTCATCTTCTATAAAAATAGGTTTAAATGTAAAGCTTGATTCCGCATAACTCCCCTCAATAAGCTTTGGAGTAACATTTACAAGGAGCATAAAGTCCCCGTTAGGCTCTTTAGTTTTGCATGTGCGGACGCTATCACCCCAGAGTCCAATATACTCATTTGGAATTGAATTAATTTCTTTTGCCGATGCCCAAGTAGAAAAGAAAAATAAAGCCAAGATAATGAATTTCATAATGTCTATTTATGTGATTAATGATCGCGTGAGAGTATACACCTTGTGGCTTGAATTATTGGAAATCTATAGTAATTCTAGAAGGAATGAACCGTACCGGGTTTGTCGGAGAGTCAATATTCTGAGAGACTATCCCGATGATAAGACCAAGTATCTCTTGGATCATGGCTACAAACCTACAGATATTGATCGAATGAATCGCATGAAACATAACTCAAATCTACCCAATAGATAAAGAAATACTTGGGGAAAATGATGTTTAAATTATTGTTGTCTATATTTGGGCTAAACTGTGCTGTAGAAATACGTTGTGAGATAGGTGAGGAGCAGATCGTAGCAAAAATAAAATAAAGAATAAAAAATGCCCGCTGATGCGGGCTTTTATTTTTCAGTACTAAATGTCCAAATGGCACTTTAGTTGACAAATCTCTGTTTTAGTCCAAAAAGTTGGTTGACAAATTTGGATTTTAGTCCTTTCGGGTAATGTCTATGCGATTTGGCATGTTTGATGTTGACTATGTCATTTATATAGTTGGCGTAAAACGATGTAGCATTCAATAGGAGTTATGACAAGAGCAAAAAAATAATACTATGATTGAAATGATAACTTATTATATGATTGATAAATAATGACATTGACTCTCATTTGAGGGAAAGCATAATAGATCATCAAATCACTTGCCAAAACTTTGTGCATTGTGACTCGAGTATAATCAAATTGTGAGAATCATAATGATTTTTTTAAAAAATTCTAATTTTATTGGGGTGCACTCAGATAAAAGTGTTACTGAGATTTCTTATGCGAAAAGAATGACAATCCTTACTGGCTACAATGGTGCAGGTAAGTCGACAATACTTAATGGTATATTTTTGGCATTAGACGGTGTTGGTCAAAAAGTTCAGCGCCCACTCTTCTCAGCAAGAAAAGATTGGGGCGTTGAATTAACTTTATTAGATGATAAATTCTATGAAAATTATAAAGACTCTATTCCAGGTATTATCACCCCAAATAGCAAAGTAAAAATAACTATAAAAAATATTATTACAAAGCAATATGATTTTGAAAGTGTCCAACGAGTTTCACAAAAGGTTTCAGGTAAAGAAAACTTGGGTATCAAAGAGTATTATGATTATTTGGTAAAGGAGTTAAGCAGCAATCAAGAGTCAGCTAATATAACAAAAAAAGTTGCCAGAGAAGAAAACTCTACAAATATTTTTGCTATAAATGTAGGATTGGAAAAAACAGTGTATTCAGATGTATCACCCATTATGAATCAATACAATCAAGACTTAAAATCTAATATAAGAAAATTGTCTGCGGCATTTTATAAGGATGAGCAATTTTTTTATACAAGAGGTTTAAATACGCCTAATAATTTAAGTGGCTTAGATGTTTTTTCACAAAACAATAATTTAGATAAATCAATTTTTTTACTTTTATCAGAATTTAGAAAATGTGTTATATCTAGTGATGACTCATTATCAGAAGATTTAGCAAATGAGTATTTAAAATCAAAAGAAGATTTTAACTATTTTGATAATAATGAAATTAAATCATTTTTTAATAATCTATTATCTAAAAAAAGGTTTACAAAAGAGGCAAATGATTTTTTAGATAAAATAAATTTATTTTTTGAGCAAATCAATAAAAAAGTGCTTTTATCTGATGATGGTTTGATTTATTTTAAAGAAATAATACATAAAAGAAGTGGAGTACAAGAGAAAGAGATACAGTGGTATGACTGTTCAAAAGGTGAAAAAAATCTCATTTGTTTACTGTTAATAGTATTTTTATATAAAGACTCCAATACTATATTTATTTTTGATGAGCCAGATTTAGCTATGCATGTAGAGTGGCAGAGAATCTTGTTGAGCACTTTTCTAGAATTAGCGCCAAAATCTCAGTTCTTTATATCAACACACTCTCCAGCTCTAATTCCGCGTGATATAGAAGATGTTGGATTTATTAATGTTACAAAGTTAAAAAATAGCGTGGAGTTTGAAGAGTGAGTGACATAGCATTTGAAGAATCAAGTGAATATTATGAAAACTTTGATTACTTTACTGATCAAAAACACGTTAAAGTTTTAGTGGAAAATAAAAAAGACGTTCGGTTGTGGAGTGATGCATTTCCAGAGCAAGATAATTTGGTCTTTGATTTTGCTACCGCAATAGATATGTCAGATGAGTTAAGAATATTACCAGCTGAAGGTTGTAAGCAGTTAGAGAAAATAGGGCATTATAATTTGGGTAAATATCTCGTTGTCTGTAAAGATAGTGATTATGACTATATTGTTTTTTTGATGAACAAAGCCATTAATCCTGACCACGGTGAATATAAAAAATCAGATTATATTTTTGAAACCCTTGTACATTCTGTCGAAAGTATAGAATACCACAAAGAGTTTGTTCAAAATTTCTTCGCAAAAAAGTTGTGCATTCATAAGTCCGTGATTTCAAACAAAGCACCTTGGTTAGATAGGTTTTATGCTGAATTCTCAAAAATTTTGTATAAGCCGCTTTTGCAAGCTATTTTCCATGATTTTATTTTAAAAGATAAGAATAGGGATGCAAAGTATAGCTTAATATCACTTTATAGTATTTTACAGGATATTAATAAAATTAAGCCTAATAATATTAGTTTTTTTGAGGAAAATTTCTTTTCTTGTAATGAATGGCTATCTCTAGTGCAGAAGTTACATTCGTTTGAAAATAATATTTTACAGCATTTCACTCGCTTTAATGCAATCAAAGATTTTAATAAAGTCATTGACTATATGTGTGTTCAAAATATTAATGAATCAAACTGCTATATGTTTTTTAGAGGTCACAATTTAGAAAATTTGATAAAAGATTTGCTCGCAAAATATTTTTCTAAACTATATGATAACTACATTAATACCGAGTGTGATAAATTGTTAGACCAACAAAAAATAGATAAAAGGAAGGAGCTCTTTAAGAACAAAGGAACATTCGACATAAAAAATGAACAACGAAATATTGAACTTGTTGATCATTTTAATGAAACAGTAAAATCTATATCTATTATGTATGCACAATAAAAGTCATAGCAACTAAATTTAAAACATTAAGCTGTCTCTAAAAAAAGGCCCCCTTGAGGGGCTTTTATATTACTCATTTATGGCTAAGATTTTTCTTATTTCATTTCTAAAATCATCTCTAAGTTTAATAAATTCAGCATCATTAACAAAGCCTTCATCACTAAGTTTGTTTGCCTCATCTAAATCACCCTGAATTGCCTTTTGCTCAGCAAGCAAAAACTTATCGAAAAGAAATTTCGAAAATCCAAAGCCAATAATTTCAAATATTTTTTCATCGAGATGATGAGGTAAAAAAATAGCATTTTTGTAGAATTCAATTTTAAAAGTTTCTAGTATTTCGGCAGGCTTTTTATATTTGCTCGAATCTATAATATTTGGATTCCTTCTATCTCGTATTGCTACTTCAAATTCTAAGATTAAAGTATAAAGTAAACGTAATGCTTCAGCTTGATCTTTATATACGCCTGAATATGCAATTTGTAATCTTGCATTTTGATGTGACAATTCGCTTTTTAACTTTTCATTCTCTTGAGTATAGTGTGCCTTTATTCGTTCAAGTTTGGCATTAAAATTAGCTTTCTCTCGCTCTAATTGAATGTTTAAGTCCTTTTGAAGCACCAGTTCATCTTTTTTAATAAATTTTAAAATAACAAGGTTTGTTAAGTAGATCAGTACAGGAATACTAGCAAAAATACCACTATACTCTTTAAGAAAGCCCCATATATTAGAAAAAATATCCATTTAAAAAGGCCCTATTGATAATTTAGTTTGCTGATATTCATACTTATTAAATTTAAGAGTTTTAGTTAAGCTTAAAATTAATTTTCATCACTTCTTTTTTAAGTACTGACATCATGATCTTCTACAACCAACCAACCAAGACTTCTTTTACCGTTATCTACAACATCAATATGATTGTCGCCCTTAAAAACTAAAACATCTTTATTGAAAAACTTTAATGAATTCCAAAAAGAAGAGCCACTTAATACTTCTAGAGAAAGGTGAATGTCATTTTGTAGGGCAGAGAGTTCTTGTGTGTAGTCTAAATCAAGCGTATTGAGCAACTTTCCATAAACCACACGTTTTTTTCCATTTTTTAAATGAATGATTTTTACATCAGAACTGGCAGGAGCAGAACTCTCATTTCTCAAAAAGCTTTCTTCAAGTCGAGCCACAATATCCGCATTCATTGAGCGATTTAGTTCTTTAGCCGATTCGACAATTTTGTCTTTTAGCTCTTGCGTCATACGCATTTTGTATTCGACGTCTAAATTTCTAGCCATTTTTAGTTAGTTCAGTCCAAATTATTTTTATAATAATATCCCCAATGGGGATTGACAACATATATTTTGAAGAATACAGTTTAATGCATCCCCAATGGGGATAAAAAACCCCTTGCGACTCTCACATCAAACAAGGGGCTCTATCTAATTCTCTACCAGGAGAAAAGACATGATTAGTCTAACATTTAATGAAGTTAAATTTAATCCCATACAGCAAGATGGGCAAGTTTGGTTAACTGCGAGCGAATTGGCAGGGGCACTAGGTTATGTAAAATCTGATGCAGTTACTCAAGTGTATGAGCGTAATAAAGATGAGTTTACTGCATCAATGACAACGACCCTCAAAATGAGTGTCGTTAGAAAGACGGGTAAAGTGGAAATGGAAAACCGTATTTTCTCGCTTCGTGGTGCTCACCTAATTGCTATGTTTTCCAAAACAGTTATCGCTAAGCAATTCCGAAAATGGGTTTTAGATATTTTGGACAAAGCGGTAGATGCACCAGTAGCCAAAACCCACAAATCAGAGCGTGAACCACTAACCAATGCTGTGAATATGCTCGTGGCTAAAACCAAACACTTAAATTACTCAGAAGCCTATAAACTTGTGCATCAACGCTTTAATGTAGAGCATATAGAAGATATTCCATACGAGGCGATACCAGTTGCGGTGGAATACGTGCATCACTTAATAGCGTTATTTTCTCAAGCAGAGAAAAACCAAACTGCTGTTTCCGATCGGTCACGTTCAATCGCACTGCACGCGCTATGGCTCAACCACTGGTGGGCAGAGTTCGGAGAAGCGATCCGCAAGATTAGCCCGACTATGGGACATGGTATCCATGACCATTTTAAATTTGCTGCAGAAGATGCACGGCAAATTGTAGGCAGGGAAGTCTACATGCCAATTTATGAGTTGGCGCAAAGACATGATTGGCATAAGGGCGGGATAGGCTACAAAACACTGTCAGAATGCCGCAGTTTAAACCCCGTCATTTAGTGATATTTAGCCACCTTCGGGTGGCTTTTTTATGCCCATTTTTCCCAAAATTCCACTGTCATTTAAGTCAATAAATTTTTAGCCTGAAAAAATCATATTGTGAAAATATTGTGAAAATTTTGTGAATTTGATTTTTGGCTAAATAATTAAACTCAAATCATCGCACTTTTTAGCTAAAATATATGCGATGATAAACTTAATTTATATTAAATTCTTAATTTGTAAATGACTGATTCTAAAATATAAACACACCCACTAGAACCCTTTTTACCCGCCAATGCTAAGCTG